ACAGCGGCTTTGCGGGACAGGTCGGCGGTATGACGCCGGGCGACGGCGAAGACGAAGACGAAGGCTGGGGTAGCGAGCCAATCAGCGCGAATCATGCCGGCGACGGCGTAGTAACCGACGGCGGCGAAACGGAGGACAGTGAATAATGGTCAACAAGAACAAACCTCTCATGGGCGGGCCACCCGCCGGGCGCGAAGACGGCGACGTAGCGGCCGGTGAAACGCTCCAACCGGCGATGCTCGCTGCAATCGCATCGGTCGGTGTGGACGGCGAAACGGTCGAACTCAAAGCCCACGACGTGGACGGCGAGTTCTCACCATACGTCGTCAAAAAGCAGGCGTGGTACGGCGACGTTGAAGACGACGCCGCCGAAGCGATCAACGAAACGGTCGAAGCGGGTGACTTCGTGGAGTGCGCTCGTGTTAGCACGGGCAACCGGATTCTCGGTCGGCTTGCGGAAGACAGCGATACCACCGCGGGTGAAACCCGGCTGGTATCTGACGGCGAGGGCGGCGTTCGACCGCTCGATACCGCTGGCGGCGAGGAAAAGGATTCGCCGTATTACCTCGCCCGCGAAGCGATTACGACAGCCGTGGGTGAAACGTCGCTGATTATCTTGGAGGTCCTGTAATGAACGAACGAAACAGTCAGAAGCAGAACGCGATAGACCGCGGGCGAAGAATCGTTACCGACGGCGGCGCGGCGGCAGCGTCCGGTGGCGGGCGAGTAAATCAGCAGTCCGAAGCGTATGCGGCCGGCCCGCAAACGCAATTCGGCGAAGCGACGAATCAGGGCTTTCAGTCCAAGAGCGGCGGCGATTTGGGCTTCCAGTACCTCATGCTCGATCATGGGGAGCCGCGCGACAACTTCTACGCGAACTACGGCGAACTCCGGTATGACGAGTGGAAGGAAATCAATGATCGTATCGTTGAAGTCCGCAAGCGGGCGCTGAACCTCGTTAGCGACCTTCGGGAAGCCGGGCTGGGGACCAGCGAGGACATTGCGAACCTCGTTACTCGTTGGCAGACGATGGGTCGCATGTCCGAAGACGCGGACATTACCATGAACCCGGCGACCGATACGAACGAGGAAGACCCCGGCGGGTTCGGTCTTGCAGGCGCGCCGATGTGGATGTTTCAGAAGGATTGGCGCATCGACCGCCGCCTTCTCCTTTCGTCGCGGAACGCGGGCGGCATGGATATTGGACGGCGGGCGTCGGCGGGGATGACCCGTGCGGTCGCTTCGACCATCGAATACGCCATGCTGAATGGTATCAGCACCCCGATCGACGGGTACACCATGCCCGGCTTTCTGACGCACCCGGACCGTAATCAGATTACGGGCTCGGGATGGGCCGACGACGACGGGAACGACGCCGATAACGTCCGCGCCGACCTTCTCGCGGCTATCGAGCAGATGGAAAACGACGAGTACGACGCCGGGGGCTACTACCTTTACATGGCCCGGCGCGAATGGCAGCGCCTTCGTCGCCTTCTCGCCGACTTCGGCGGCGGATTCAGCGGCGAAACGAACATGCGGACGCGAATCGCCGAGGAGTTCGACACCGAACTCGGTCGCGTTCGCGTTAGCAAGCATATCCCCGACGGACAGGCGCTCATGTTTCAGCCGAGTACCGACGTTGTGGAAGTCGGTATCGCAGAAGACATTCAGCCCGTCCAATGGGAAGCTCCCCACGGGTGGGTAATGTATATGAAGGTTCTCGCTGCAATGAACCTCAAGCTTACGTCCACCCAAGAGGGTCAAATGGGCGTCGCTCACCTTACGGGCCTGTAAACAGAACACGAAACCCAAGCGAACACAACACCAATCATGAGCAAGCAAAATTATCGGTACGAGGGAACAGGCGTTTCGCTCGCAAGCGGCGGAGTCATCTCGAATGGGGACGTAATTGCGATCGAAACGAACGAAGACGGCCAACTCACGGATACGGCGCTCGCTCCGTTTTCCCAATCGTTCCGGCCGACGGACGCCGAAACGACCATGGAATACGACCCGGAAGACGCCGACCGTTCCGCGTCCGACCTGCCGCCGGGCTACGACCGACAGACAGCGCCCGGAACGCCGAAGGCAACCCATCGGACAGGGGACGCCTACGGCGAGGATACGGTAGAAACGGGCGGCGACCCGGACCCGAGCACCGAAAGCGATACGTCCGACGTGTCCGCCCCGGACGAAGCTGATACGAGCGAGGGCGCACAACCCGAACCGCTCGGTGCGGACGGGGCCGACGACGCCGATTCAGCCGACGATTCGACCGCGAACGATGCGGAACTTCAACAGGCGAATCTGGATGAAGCCGACCGCGACGAACTCCGCGACCTCGCAAGCGGCTACGACGACGTGGACGGGCGCGAATCGAACGATCAACTCCGCGAAGCGCTCGCTGAGAAACAAGAACAGCAAGCGGACGGGTAACAGCCGCGAATGGCCGACGTTAGCACCGACGTGAATCCCGATGACGTTCGCGGGATTTTCGAGGGAGAAGCCGCGCCGATTACTAATACGGCGTTAGGAAAGCACATAGAAGCGGCTTCTAACCTCGTGGCGGACGTAGAAGCCGCGGCGAAAGCGTCCGGTACGCCGGTCTCAGACGACCGGCTGGCGGACATTCACGTGTATCTGGCGGCGCACTACGCTACCGGTCAGGCCGGCCGGAAGGAAACCGAGCGGGGAGAATCCTACCGCGCGGACTGGTTGCGCGAAACGTCGTATGGAGAAATAGCCATCCAGTTGGACCCGACGGACGCGCTGGATAACTCAAAGGAGAAGTCCGCGTCGCTTCGGACGGGTAACGTTCGCGGCTCGAAACGACAGCAGAACCGCCGAGAAAACCGGCGAAGCTACCGGTAGTCGGAGGTCCCCGCTCATGGTCAAAGTCGGCATGTCCTTGTTCGGGGCAGCGGACGTAATCAACTCCTTTCAGTACCTGCTGGGGAAGTTCCAAGCGCCGGCTGATTGGGTCGTGGGAACTAATGTAGAATATAGTGCATATGTCGAATTTGGAACTTCAAGCCAGAAAGCACAACCGTACCTGCGACCAGCGCTCGCAAAGGTCAAGCGGAACATGGGCCGAATCGTATCGGCCGCATCGTCGTTGAACGAAGCGCTCCGGGATTTGGCGCTCGCTATCGAAGCGGAAGCTAAGCGGCTGGTTCCGGTGGATACTGGGACGCTAAAGGGTTCAATCAAAGCTGTCAAGAGGTAAATAATGGACGAACACACTCCGAGGGAATGATCATGGTAAGAAGCGCAACGCGCGCCGGGGCCGAACAAATGATTCGGCGCGAAGGCGAACCGGCGCGTCTGACGAACAGCTTCGATACGGGCGATCGGACGATGGACGGCGACCCGGTAACGACTCAGGAAACGGTCTACCGCCGGGCGCAATTCCGCGAACCGACCGCAAGCCAAGAAACGGATACTCCGTTCGGCGAATCGGTCGAAGCGGACGCCGTTATCTACGTCCACGCTGATTTGCTCGATAGCCGCGACGAAGTGCGCGACCGAATGGACGCCGACGTAGCGATAGACCAAACGCGGATTGCTCGGCTGGCTACCGACCCCTTCGATTCGGAGGGCAATCGCAAGACCGACGCGAACGGCGACGACATTCCCGACGACGTGATAGACGAGTACGAGGTAGTCCGGGCCGTCCGCGAATCCATCAACGGACTAATCCACATTCAGGCGGTGTTGGAATAAGATGCTGGATATACCGGCCGACACGCGCATCCGCATGATTCTCGCTCAGGACTATCCGTTCGGTAGCGCGATTACCGAAGAAGACGACAAGGACATTCGCCAGCCTGAGATAAGCACGGGATGGTGGGATGACCAAACCAGTCGCCCGCAAATAACGGTCACAAACCCATCGGAAGGCGTCTTAGACGGCGGTTCGACGGGATATACCAGCGGGACGGGAACGGGCGGGGTCGGTCGGATATGGACGGGCTACGCGCTCGTTAACGCATGGGTGAAAGACAGCGACGTGCGTTCGCGTGCGACTCAATCAACGATCGACGCCGGGCGCGCGTCGGGGAAGCAGGTGTCGTACATGCTTGCGAAAAACGCTGCCAGCGTAATCACGGATTACGCGAACGGCTACTACGACCCCGGAACCGGCGAGGTTATTTTCCGCTCGATGGGCGTAGACGACGTGGAGCGGACCGCTACGCCGGAACAAGACGACTTGTACCGTTACGAGTTCTCCGCTCTATTTAACCATGCAGATACGAGTGGATAATGACGCTACCCCATACCGATGAATGACAGACAAACGCCAAACAACCGAAGCGGGCGAAGACGAACCGAGCGGCGAACAGACAGGGAAGCGAAGGGACGGCGAAGACCATCCGAACGACATAGCTCAGGCGGCCGAAGACGCTGCGACCGCGACGGCGGAAGCGGCCGCCGGTATGACGGAGAACCCGCGAAAGGAGCTAAAGAAACACTCCTACCGGACCCGTTCGCGCATATCGTGGATTCTAACCCTTATCGTGGCGTTCATGCTGGGGTTAGAAGCGTTTCTTCCGGGCTACGCCCCGCAACCGACCATCGTAGCGTCGGTTCTCGGGACGGTCGTGACGCTGCTAATCCTACAGCGCAACGGTTCCGGTGGCGACGGCGAAGGACGTGGGTAAAAATCAGAATGATGGAAACGATGAAAACGAACATTACCGGCTGCAACGGCGAAAACAATGTCGAAGAACAAAGGCCGACGCGGAGCAATGGTGATGCGTGATGGTCGAACTTACCGCGGCGCAAAAAGTAGTCGTTGCGTTCGGTGGTTCAACAGTGGCGTTACAACTAACCGGCGATTCCGTGGCGCTCACCGAAGCCCCGGCATTGCTCTATCTCCTATGCTATGCAACGGGGCTGGCGCTCATGGCGAGTATGTGCTTTCTTGAGTTCAAGAGCCCGCGGCCATTCCCGTCGATAGTCCTTGCACCGCTTGGCTTCGCTGGCGTCGTCTTTTTCCTGCTGGCGTATGGTGCGCAAAACTACATGTTCCCGTACCCCGGTGCGATTATCGGCATAGCGCTATCGGGGTCGCTGTTTGGCGTGGGCGTCTTCGTCGGCTGGTTATCGTGGGGTATATCCGACGAAACGCTGGCGTCGATTAACGCAAACAGCCCGACAGACGGCCCGCCTGAGTGGAGAAAAGGAACCTGAACATGGGACAAACAAGATTCTACCCCGATCGTAACGACGAAGACGAATCGGGGAACGACGACGAAGACGAAGACGAAGACGAACAGAACGACGAAACGAACGAGGAAGCCCGGCAGTCGCGCAAATCGAATCAGGACTTTGCGGCGAATCCGGCCGACGAAGACGACGGGAGCGGGGGCTAAAATGCCGGGCGACCCCGTTGAAGCCGGCGTTAACGCCATTATGGGTGCGGCGGCCGGCGCAACCTATGGTTTTATCGCCTTCGCGCGAAAACGCGAAGACGCAACGCGAGAAACTGAAACATGGGACGTTCGCAAATCAATCCCGACGGTGCTGGTCGCTGCCGGTATCGGTGCGATGGACGGCTACGTAGCCGGACCCGAAGCCGTGACGCCAGAATCTATCGCCACGCGAATAGCGGCGTATGGTGGCGTCATCTTCGCGGTCGAACAGCTATACAAGACGTTGCGCGACCGGCGAGAACGAAAACGCCAGCGCGACGGCGACGCGAACGGACCCGACGAATCGAATCGAGGCGAGAACGATACGGAGAACGAACCGAGAAATGTGGATTAAAAACACACTAATCCGGCCCGATGACGACGCTCCCGGCGAATGGAACCCGCCTGAGATACCGGGCAAAATCGAATGGTCGGATAACTCAAAGGCTCAGGTGAGCGGCGAGGACGGCATAGCTCTAACGACCAACTACCCGCACGTCGTTGATGCGGCCGACGCAGACGACGATGCGGACGGCGACGAGAATGACGCTCAGACGGGCGCTGATACCGACGGCGACGGCGGGGCGGGCGACGACGCCGAAGACGACCGCGACGGCAACAGCGACGAATCTCCCGACGACACGGGCGAGGTCGTCGCAAGCGAATCAATCACCGTCGAACCGGAAGGCGACGCGGACGCCGAAGACGATGCGGATGCGGATAGCGACGACGAAACAGGCAGCAACATCGACACCGACAGCAACATACAGACCGATACCGATAACGAGGATACCTGAACATGCCAGAACTATCAACACCGTCGAACCCGGAAAGCGGGCTTCGCAACCATCGGACGCACTTCGCGCGAGAACGGAAAACGAACCGCGGCTATCTACAAGATACCCGCGAGTTCCTGCTTTACTCCGATGGAATGAACAGCGTGGAGTTCTCGCCGGGCGCATCGATCGAAGAACGACGGGTCATGAGCAATCCCGACCCGAAAGAGTTCAATCGAGGTCCCGAGAGTCACGAACTAACGATTGCGTATGACTTGTGCAAATGGCTCACCCAGAACGGCGGGAACCCGTGGGACGCGACCTATGACGCCGTTCTTCGGGACGCCGATAACAAACTCGCTAACAGCCATACCATCGTAGACCGCGAGAACAAGCAGTTGGTCAACCAGCAATCGACTCATAGCGGCGGGACCGACCGACCTCAGCGACTCTATAAAGTCGCCCGCGGAGCGCTGGCGGACGAAGCTGAGGTAAGCGGCGACCCTTCCGATAGCCAGCCGGTGAGCGTCGAACTGTCGTATATCGCGTCGCGGATGCGATCGTTCAAGATCGACCAGCCGACCGACGGCGAAGGCGCGGTTAACCTCGCCGTGGTTTCGAGCGACCCGAACGATACGATGGACGTTATCGTAGAAAATGAAGGCGGCGGGACGAACGAAACTGTCTCGCTGAACGGCGATTCGCTGGTTTCGCTCCAAGAGACCTACAATAACGTCGATGGGTTTGAACTCGTAACTGGCGCGGTCGGCGACGTTCGGCTGGTCATTAACACAAACGACCCATCCGCGCCCACCGAAGGCGACACGCTTGGCGTCATCCTTGGTAGCGACACCTACGGCGTTCCCGGCGAGGGCGACCTTGGCGTTCCGACCATCCAAGACGCCGGGACGCGCGAAGGCGAAGGCGCTGTTCCCGAAGTCGAGACGTTCATCGGCGACTCCATCATGGCCGAAGCGAACCCCGTCCCGCACGAGGTTCAGTCGGCCACGATTACCGTTTCAAACAACGTTCAAGAAATGGAGCGGTCCGAAGGCTACGGCATGGCGCTGTATGCTCAGAACCGCGATTTGGACCTCGAAACGACGATGTACGGCGAAAGCACGTCGCACGATTACCTCGTGGACTATCTCACCAACACGGCGCGCGACCATCGGTGGAGTCTTCGCGGCGGTGATTTGATCGTGGATAACGCCACGCTCACCGACGCCGGGGACATTTCAGCCGAATCGGAACAGGCTGTTATGACGGTCGAAAACACCCATAGCGGTACGGGTATCACCGTCACGGAAGCCTAACCCGCTCAGCGGCGAACGCTTTCGGAACTCGCTCGCATCTTTTGGCGTTCTGGTCGAAGGCGTCGGATAGCTGTGTAACGATACCGTTACACTTATGGTGTCGGGGTGCATTGCTTTGGGTATGGCACGAACGCCTACCCAAGCCGACGACGAAACGACTGAGAATATCGGGGGGTTCGTCTTCCCCGAATCCGACGAAGCGACCGACGACGAAGGCGAGAACGCCGGCCCGATCGATTGGGCCGACAAGGTTCTCGACATTAGCGATTACAAGACCGCGACGGGCGCGGCGAAGGCCGTTCATCGTTTCCTTTCCGAGGATTTGGGTGGCGGCGACGCCATTCGCATCTACGACCGCGAAGAAACGCAAACGAAGCGAGACAGCGGCCCGTGTTGGACGGTTTCTTGGGAAGGCGGGCCGGGTAACTGGGCGATAGAAGCGACCGGCGGCGAAAACATCTACGGCGCGAACGGCGAGTTCGGTCACATTACGGGCTTCCACGAGAACAGCGACGTTAACGCTGAATGTTACTACTCCTTCGACATTCAGTTTTTCGACTGGTAAGGGCTCGCTGAATAGCTTTTTCTGGGACATTCGACGCAAAGCGGTAGCTTTCGCGCTCGGTGCAATCGCCGGTATCCATAAGGAGCGGCGCGTCATACGGACCGTTGCAATGAGCGAACAAAATCCGGAGCGACCGAGCGAACCCGAGAACGACAGCGGGCCACCCGCAAGCCACGAAAGTAATGCAGGCGACGAGAACGCTCCCAGCGACGGCATGAGCGACGACGCGGCGAACGCGGGCGCTACCCCTTCGGATGTGAGCAAACAGGACCAGCGCGATGTGAGCGGCCAACACGACGATAACGGCGACGACGGGCCGAAGATGTGGGACGAACAGGGACAGCCAGAACCGGAGTATGCGAACCCCGAAGACTTCGGACTAACCCGTGACGGCGAAGCAGACCGCAACCCGATCGACAAGATGGTTCCCGGTGTGGGGATGTGCAACTTTACGCCGCTTAACTACGGCGACGTTCAGAACTACTTCGGCGACGCTGGCGCGGCGACCGAAGCCGACCCGGAAACCCTCGCCAAGGTGATTCACTTCCACCTGAACGAACCCAACTTATCTGAGCTTAGCGATCGGGGCCGCGTCACGGGGACGCTAATCAAAAACATGCGGCCGATGTACCCGCGCAACGTCATTCTCTCGCTGTTCGACGCCAGCGGTATCGAGGCAGATTTGCAAATGGATAACGAGGGGAACGCGGAGATAGAGTTTGAAGAACCGGGAAACTGAACGAGTTCGACCGCAATGCGGGCTTCATCAATTGGCTCCATGAGAAGGGCTACCGATTTATCGGCGACACGTCCTTCTACCGTCTCATGTTCCCTGAAATCCGCATCCTATGGGCGGGGTATCAGCTACAGCGGCAGTTAGAGGAAGACGCTGAGAAGTGTATCGATCAAAAAGACCGAGCGAACTTGAAAAAGTTCGACAGAAAGATACAGTCCGGCGACTGGGAACCCGGACCCGACCCGTCCGAAACCCGAGAAACCACCGCTGTCGAAGGCGTCGGATAGCCGTGTAACGATACCGTTACACTTATGATGGTAGCGCTCATGGCTTTAGATATGGCACGAACGCCTACCGAAGCCGACGACGAAGCGGAGTCGATTGAGGAAGTTCCGGGCGAAGAACACCGCGAAGCTATTCACGCCCTCGCCCGCGACGGGCTGGATGCAATGGCCGTCATCCTTTGCGACGAGTATGAAGGCGTCGGCGACGAACCCGACGCGCCCGAGTTCAGCGTAGACCGAGAACTCGCCGAATCGTGGAGAACGGCGAAGGCGTTCGGTACGATTACGAGAACGAAGACGGCGAGCGCGTCACGGGCGACGGCTACGTTGCGAAGTCGAACCGCGGCGGTGTTCGGATTATCACGGGGTCCGGCCGCTGGGCGCTCCTATCGATCAAACGCGGCGGCGTCGTTATGGAATGTCGGCGCGACGGAGCGGCGGGCAAAACTCGGCGTGTCGGGTCGGACGCGAAGGTTGCGCGCGACGGAACCAGCGCGACAGTCGAATACGAACAGCGCACCGGCTGGCAAATCGACGCCCAAGCCGAAGCGTAGGCGCGGCAAACGACCGCCGACCTCCTTTCTGGAAGATTCGACCGAAAGCGATAGCTTTCTCGCTACCGAAGCGGCTAACGGTTTGCAGTGGCGCGGCCTATGCTGGCGATAGGCGCGTGGCTTTGGACCACGAGACCGTCGGTTCAATTCCGACCGCCACAATATACTGTTTGCTACGTTCTACCGGCCTGCTTTTCACGTGAATAGCGAAACCGGCGCGTAAGACGGAGCGGCGCGTCATACGGACCGATTGACTTCGCAAGGAGGGAAACGCATTATAGTGTTCGCGCGAAACGCGAAGCATGACGCGAATAGCCGCGAAAACCTATCGATTTCCTCGCCGAGTTTACCACACCTTTGTAGGTGTTAGCTAACCTATGTTTGGGGCCGGTGGCGATAATGAAATGGAAGTTAGGGTTACGGGCGATTCGCAGGATTTGGATTCTACGCTTTCCCAATCAATCGGTAACATTACCGGGTTTCAGAAAGCGGTCGCCGGCATGGGCGCGGCTATGGCGGCCGCGAGCGGCTACGGAATAGCGAAGGCGGTCGGCGCGGCGTCGAAGTGGAACGATACCGTTCGTGAAATGAAGAAAGTGACCAGCGCGGAAGTGGCCGCCGGGCTGGATCAAAAAATCCGGGATTTGGCCGATGAAATCCCGATAGCGACGAACGAACTCGGCAAAATCGCGGCCGCCGCTGGTCGGTTCGGAGTTCAAGGAACTGAAAATATTACAAATTTCACAGAATCCGTGGCGAAAATGGCGTCGGCGACGGATTTGAGTACCGACGAAGCGGGCGAATCGTTCGCCAAACTCGCCACGCTAACCGAAACCCCTATCCCGAAAATCGAAAACCTCGGATCGTCTATCAATGAACTTTCAAATAACATGGCGACTTCGGCGGGGGAGATTACTGAAAATATGCTCCAATCCGCGGGGTCCCTTTCCTCGCTTGGCGCGACAAACACTGAAATCGCGGCGCTCGCTGGTTCGATGAATGAGATGTATCAATCGGCGAGTATGGCCGGCCGCGGGCTTCGGCGTGTATCCCAAGAAATGACTTCGCCGAAGAAAGTTGGCGATCTTGCGAGCGCGCTAAACATGACTTCTGAGGAATTTACCAATATGCGAGACGAAGACCCCACTAAGCTCATGCTCCGCATGGCGGAAGCCATGAAGGGCGGGGGAAAACAAGCCGAGCAATTGCGCGGAACGCTCAGTTCGTTCAGCCGAATGGCGCTAACGAACATGGGGAAGAATCTTGAAGACACCCGCAAGGCGCTCGGTATGTCGGCGTCGGCGTTCAAAGAAAACACTTCGTTGCAAGAGGAATTTGAGATAGCAACCAAATCGCTTTCGGCGCAAATCCAGCAACTACGAAACGCCGTTACGAACGTGGGTATCCAAACGGGCCGCGTGTTCATCCCCTACGTGAAATCGGCGGTGGAGATTCTAACATCGGCCGTTAGCGCGTTTTCGGAACTCAACAGCGCGACGAACGGCGCGGCGGGCGCGGTCGCGCTGGTTTCGGGCGTCGTCGGGGGGCTATTGCCCGTTCTTGGTTTGCTGGTTCAAACTATCGGTCCGGCTTTGCCCCTAATATCTGGATTGGGAAGCGCTTTCGTCGGGCTGGCGGGTCCGATCGGAGTCGTCGCGGCCGCTGTCGGCGGGCTATACGTCGCGTGGAAGCGAAACCTGTTCGGCGTTCAAGACGCGACGTACTCGGCGGTGTCGTCGGTTCGTGCGTCCGTTAACGGGCTAATCGCTGGCGTCCGTCGCGGTGTTGATGCGTTCCGATCGGGATGGAAAGGCATGGCGTCGTATATCCTGAGCGAGGATATTGGCGGCGCGCTAACATGGGTACGCGAATCGATTCGCTCGGCTTCGACGGCGTGGAACGCGCTCTTGGCGGGGAACGGACCGAAGTTCCGGGAACACCTATCTTACGCATTTTCGGAAGCGAAGGCGGGGGCGAAGGTGGGAATTAACGGTCTTTCGCAACTGTTCGACTCGCTGGCGATACTCCTAACCGATACGTGGAGCGCGATTTTTGGACCCATGCCGGAAGACGTTCAGAACGCCTTTCGCTCGGCGGCGACCGCGGCCGGGGCTGGTATCGGCGCGATTCTATCCCGATTGCTCGGGTTCAAAGATCAAAGTAGCAGTATGTGGTCGCACGCAATGCGGACGGGACAAGTGGCCGTGGAACGTTTCATGCCGCTAATCAGTTCGAAACTATCCTCGGGGCTGAACACGCTGGTTTCCCGCGTTCGATCGTTCGGGTCGCGCATGATGGGGATATTCACGGCGATATTCCCACTTCTACCCGAGCCGGTTCAATCGGCAATCAATCGTATAAATAAACTGTGGCAAACCCACGGCGTCGCAATCGTATCTAAAGCGAAAACAGCATATCAGAACGCCGTCGCCGCGGTCCGGTCGGTGGTCGGGACACTCGCAACGGAAATCCGTAAGACGCTATCCTACGCAACAGGGATTTGGCAAGCTCACAAGGCGAGCGTCATGCGCGAAGCGCGGTTAGCGTACCGGGGCGCGGTTACATCGGTTCGCACGGCGCTGAACGGGGTTCAGACAGCCATAGAATCGCGTCTAACCGACGCGCTGGGGATTTGGCGCTCACACACGGCGAAGGTCAAGGGACAAGCATCGAACGCCTATCAGGGGGCGGCTAACACCGTCCGCGCGAAGTTGACGCAAATCGGGACGGCGGTGCGGTCCAAACTGTTAGCGCTATCGAAGTGGTGGAGCAAGCATGGGGCGCAACTTCGAACCCGCGCGACGGCCGCATACCAAGGCGCACTAAACGCCGTCCGGTCGAAAATTGCGCTGGTTCGTACCGCTATCCAGTCCCGTCTTACGCAAATCAGCAATCTATGGGCGACGCACGGGACGAAACTCATAGCCAGCGTCCGATCCGCGTACTCGCGGCTGGTTAGTACGACGCGGACGCTAATCACCAAGGCAACGAATGTATGGCGCAATCATAGTCAGAAAATCAAAACAGCCGTAACGACGGGTATTGGAGCGGCGATTACGCTGTACGCCGGGCGTATCAGCAAGCTCATTACGCTGGTTCGATCCGGGATTACGAAAGCAAGCTACGAATGGCAAAAACACGGGTCGAAGGTAAAGACGGCGCTAACGAAAGTCGGGACAGCCCTTGCCCCATACAAGAAGAAATTAGCGGGGCTCGGCGTCGCGCTAACGTCGTTCGGTGTTACGAGCGGCGCAACCCGGTCGAAGATACTGAAATTCGCCACTGCTATCAGCGGCCGCGCGCTCGGCGCGTTACGCTCTGTTGGGACGTTCGTTACCGGATCGATCCTACCGGTTTTGCGTGGCGGTCTTATCCCAGCTATCAAAAATACCGCCAGCGCGTTTGCGACCCGGCTCAAAAGCGGCGCGGGAGTAGCCAACAGCGCGTTTCAGAAATTGAAGGGCATACTCCTATCCTCAAGCAAACGCCTCCGGTCGGCGAGAGGAAAGGTAACGAGTCTCGCCACGAAGCTACGCGGCGTTCTCGGGAAAGCGGTGGCTGTCCTTCGTGGCCGCTTCGCCTCGTTCGCATCGGTCCTTTCCGGGCGCGTTCCCGGACCGATCAAACGCATTATCAGCACGGCCGGCCGGCTGGCGTCCAAACTCGGCGGCCCGCTCCTATCAAAAGTCGGATCGATCATTGCGCGCTTCGGGTCGTTCGCGCTTCGCATCGGTAGCGTCGGGTCTAAGCTATCGCTCCTAACCAATCCGATCGGGATAGTCGTCGCCGCGGTCGGCGGGCTATACCTCGCTTGGAAAGAGAACATCTTGGGTATTCAAGATATAACGCGAGACATATTCAACGCGGTAAAAGCGCTTCTACGCGGCGATATGGACTCTATGCGATCGAACGTATCCAGCGGAACCAGCCGAATCAAAGAGGCGTGGGGTCAAATTCGATCGGTAATTGATACCGCCAGAGAAATCTTCGGTATGGTAAAATCAGTCATCAAAGATGTTATGAAATTCTTGTGGAAAAATGCGGTCAAACCAGCCGTAGATAGGATATTGGAGATTTGGAACACTCGGGGCGATGAAATCATGGAGTCCGTCGGCGAACTCGTTAGTTTCCTGAAAACGACGTTCAAAGCCGTGTTCGGGACGCTCATGTTCCTGTGGCAGAACTTCGGCGACGAGATACAAACGATTACGAAGGGGGTGTTCGACGTTCTCGGGACTATCATTGATGGGGCGTTAGACCTAATTATCACCTCGTTCGATGTGTTTACCGACATTCTATCCGGCGATTGGGAAGGCGCATGGGATAAAATAAAGGGCTACGTAGACCGCACGTTCGGCCGTATCGGGTCGTTAGTCAACACCTTCGTAGAAACGTTCTTAGGCGTTATTGACGGTCTTATTGAGTCTACGATCGGTTTCTTCCAAGATATGTATGATGCGATAGTCGGGAACAGCATTATCCCGGAAATGTTCTCGGCTATCAAAGACGCGACGACCGAGTTCATATCCAAATTCCTTGAGTTCTTCGGCGGGCTGGTCGATGACGCGACGGACAAGGCCACCGATCTAAAGGATAACGTGATTGAGAAGGTAGAATCGCTCTATGAAGATGGGAAGGACACGATAGATGAAATGAAGTCGAAGATAGTCGATAAGCTGGGTAATTTGGCGTCTGACGCCAAGACTGAGGCGAACGACTTGAAAGACGACGTTCTGAGCGCGTTTGAGTCATTATACGAAGATGCAACGGACGAAGTTTCCAACATGGCTTCGGACGTTATGGATTATCTCACCGGAGATAAGGGTCCGCTCGGGAATGTCAAATCCGCCGGGAAGTCACTAATCAGCGGGTTTGTGGAGGGTATTAAGAATAAGGTGGGTGACGTTAAGGACGCGGTAGATAATGTGGTGGGGAAGGCCCGCGATAAGCTACCGTTCAGCCCGGCGAAAGAGGGGCCACTTTCTGATTTGGACGAAACGGGTCCGGCGTTCGTCCAAGAGATAGCGGGCGGTATTGTCGCTAACACGGACGAACTCGCGGACGCCGCTCAATTGGCGGCAAGCGCGGCGAAGGTTCCCATGCCCGCGGCCGACGACTTCGGACTGAGCGCGGACGAACTCGCCAGCGCGAACCGACCCCGCGGCCCCGCGCCGGACGGATCGGGCGGCGGGACGACAAATGAGTTCAAAGTAGAAGTCCATGCGAACAGCCGGCGCGAAGGGCGCGAAGCCGCCAAAGGCTTTACCAGCGGTCTACGCTCATATGGGTTCGACTAACGACTATGCCACTCAATATACTCGATTCGCGCGTAGACGTGTATCACCCGGAAACTGATTTAGCGGGCGCAATGGCCGATTTCACCGTAGCGGGCGGCGGCGGCCCGAACGCCGATTTAGTGAGCGTGGACGGCGGGCTACGCCTATCGAATCGCAAAGACGAAGGTTCGATCCTCCTATCCAACGACGACGGCCAATATTCCCGATCCGACGGCCGGCCCCGCATCCATTCGGGCGACCGACTGGATTTCTACGTTCGGCATGAAGGCGAAAAACAGCCGTCGCGTCGGTGGGTCGTTATGGTTCGGGACGTAGAACGAACTCGGGGGGGTCCGAACACCTCCAGCATGAAGCTCTCCGTAGAAGACTATGCAATGTCGATCATGAGCAAGCGAAAGGTCTATAATTCGTTCGACCGGGTTCAGATAGCCGGAAGCCCCGAATCCATCTTGAATACGGTTCTGAGAAACGAAGCGCCGGCTATCGATCGGTCGCTCATATCGAACGCCGACCGCGAAGCAACTTCGGTCAATTGCGACGGGACGAACCTACTCGATTTAGGCCAAACCCTCGCCCGCCGGGCCGGGGCGCATATGCGTTCGGATGGAACGGGCTTGCGGTTTGCACTTCCGCGCCAGTATCCCACCTACACGCCGGATAAGCGAACGATCGGTAGCGTGAGAAACAAGACCAGCGACGCCGGCATGATAAACAAGATTCGCGTCCACGGCGGCCGCGGTCGTGCCGTAGACGACGAACAGCCGAATCAATCAGGCTATACCAGCGTCGCGCCGGGTAGCCCGGTCATGTTTCAAGTCGGCACGCGGAAATCAACGTTAGACCGGGTTCAGATATGGCTACACAAACAAGCCGAAGATGGGAAAATGGGGGTACGTATCCAAAAGGCAAACGACGCGAACACGGGTCCGATCGAACCCGGCGATACGGACTCAGATATTGATTCCGACACCCTAAGCCATGAGTTCTTGGATAATGATGGGTTTACGCCGTTCGACTTCGGCCAACACACATTACCCGAACCGAACCCGTGGATAATCGTTGAAATGGAGGGAGATAACGACCCGGCCCAAGAAATCGGGGTGGATTCGAACGACAACCCAGCGTACATCGCCGAGTTCGGCTATCCGATTCTCGCCCGGAAACCCGAAGCCGACAGTACCGGGCGCTATCGAATCCGCGAAGACACGAAGCGCCGAAAAGACGCGCCCACCGAAACCGAAGCGCTTGCGCTGGCGAATGAAGTTCTTAATCACGAATCCGCTCCGGAAAACAAAGTCACGTTCGAAGCCGTCGAACCCGAAGCGCACTATTACGTTCCCGGCGACCGGCTAACGCTGAATTACCAGCGCGAAGGCGCGGTAGGCGAGTTCATGATAACCGAGCGCAGCGACAAATACGAGGGTATGAGTTTACAAACTGACTATGCCGCCCAAGAGATAGGAACGATATAATGAGCGGAAACGGTGGTTCGGGGCGTCCGCCGGGGCTGGGAGAGGCCGAGACGCGAAGCCATGTCCGCGAAGGGACGGATGCGCAAGCGGCGTTTAAAATCCTCGCGGATTTGAAGAACCGCGTCGATGCGATTGAGGAAACTTCTCGCGGCGCGGAACAGACGCCGACGCTATACCGCGACGAGTTAGAAACGGTTCACGTATTCGATTCAATCAGCTTTTCGACGTTCGCCGGAACATACAAGTACGATACCGACCCGACTGTATACGATTACAGCCAATACGCGGACGCATCGGGACGGATAACTCGCCGAATCATCAAAAGCGAAGATGTTGAGGCGGGCGAAACAGTCACGATTGCTCAGAACGAGTACGGCATTGGGGTATCTCCCCTCGACGTTGGTGGCCGGTTGGAAGTCGGGGGAGAAATGGACGTAGGAAACTAACATGACAGGAACATTTGGACTCAAAGGAGAATTGGAGTTAGAGGAAACGACTGATTCGGACGGGAATAAAGCATGGCAAGTCGTAGACGAAAACGGAAACCGTCGGAAGCTCATTCTCGGCGAACTCGAAGCAGACGCGGTAGATGGGGGGAAGGTAACAACCGCGGAGAAACCGACCTACGACGTAACGTCTTACGGTGCTAGGGGTGACGGAAATACTGACGATACAGCGGCGATCCAGTCAACTATTGATGCTGCCGTTGCTAACAATGGTGGAACCATCTACTTGCCCAGAGGCACTTACGTTATTTCCGACGAACTCGTGCTCGGAAGCAATCTTACTGTGAAAGGGGACGGTCGGGATACAACTACTATCAAAACAGAACAACAGGGCGGCGGCTCCCAGTTCCCCGGATCGATGATTACGGGAACCGACGTAGGGAACATTCATCTCGAAGGATTTTCGATGATCGGGCCGGGAATCAACTCGGCTGCTGGAACGATGTTGTATTTTGACCGCTCCTCCGCTGGTAACGTCCCCAATATCACCGTAGAAAGCGTCTTTGGTGAGGGGTTTTCGGGGACCGCATTTGCGATCAATACCCCAATCATGTGCGGGTTCAGGAATCTCAAAGTACAGAGAGTTGCTGGCAGTGGGATTTCAATGTTCAACGGCGGAACGTCGCTTAATTTTGACCAATGCTATGCACTGACCTGTACGGAAGCCGGCTTCGACTTCGAGGTCATAACTTATTCGACCCTTCGAGGATGTGCGGCCGAAGCATCCGGTGTCGGTTTCGACTTCGATAGACTTCGCAACTCATCAATTATCGGCTGTGGAGCGGAAGAAAACTTCTATCGGTCCGATTCTTATCCCGGAGTCCACTATCGATTCGTCAACGGCGCGTATAACAAGCTCCTCACATCTTATGCTCGCGGCTTTGCGGATAACGGCGATACGAGTCAGTTAACATACATAGAAGCGGATAGCACTGAACTCGGAGTTGACAGGTTTCGGGGGGTCTACGATTCTCTCGCCCCGGCAGACGACTACCGGATTCTGAACAATGCATCGGTTGACCTCAAAGAGTCATACTTCGAAGGACCGGGACCAACCGGGACACCAGCTTACGAGAGACAGGGTGGTGATGTGGTTGCGCAAACGTCCAATGTAAAGGAGCTATCTGTCAGTGAGGACTTCAACCCCGCTGGAACCGAGTCGGTTCATTTCAATTTTCTGCCACCGGTCGAATATCTTCGTGACAACTCATCCGGGTCCGGGTTCGGCGCGATATCCAAACCGGGAGCGCTTCTGTTCGGAACTGGCGGAACGCAGGACTCTTTGGGCGAGTGTTGGTATTATCCCGGTGACGATAACGACGTCACTTCCCCAATCGAAATACAAGATTGGTCACGAGATAGATCGTGGCGATGTTACGTGAGCGTGAACGACGTTGGCGAAATCATCCGCTTCGGTAACGGATTGCTGCGCGACGACCATCAGTGGATCGGGTTTGAGTTTGACAGTGGCGCGCTGTATGCGGTATCGAACGATTCGAACACCAAAAACCGGACCCAAATAGACTCAGCCCCCTCGCCGGGGGCTTACGACTTCCGGATGGAGTTCACTTCTGGGACGCGAACAGTATACTATGTTGATGGAACACAGCGAGCCGAACACACGTCAAACCTCCCGTCGGGTGATTCACGCGCGTCGTTTATTTTAGCTGGACGGGCCGAGAACCAAAACTCAGCAACCGATGCCCAAGGGGGCTACCAGAAAATCGAGTTGGTGGTACACAAATGACACTTTACGTCACACTCAACGACGACGGCACGCTTGCCCTCGACAGCGATTACAGCGGCACTCGGTCGGTCGTTGCCGATGACAGTCCCGACGGTCCGACGGAGTGGGTTTTTAAACCATCGTGGGGAGTGCCAAAGCGCACAGAACAGCTTGTGAACCAAGCCATGGAGGATGCCCTGTCCCTCAACAACACAACGCTCGCGCTGGCTGTCGCCAAGGACGCCATTATCGAGGACTTCGTGGACGACCGATAGTAAGGACACATTGGACTCTCGAACCACTATTCTCGTCGTTTGAAAGAAAGACCGTTCCGTTAGCGACTATGGATTTCCTTTAGCGCCCGCGAAGTATGTTCGCCGGTTAGCATAACGTAGTGTTGGGCGGTTTCTATTTCCTCCCAACCAAATAATGCTTGGAGTTGGATAGCTTTGAGTCCGTAACTGGCGTGGTAGGTTGCTGCCGTTGCCCGCAACGAATGGGGGTAGGTCCGTTCCACATCGATTCGTTTCGCTTTTTCAGCGGCCCGATCGACCCGTCTGTTAACGGTTTTGCGGCTGTACGGGAACTCGTCGTACTTCTTAAAGAAGCGCTCTATGACGATTTCAAGCCGTGGCGAGAAGCCGAACGGGACTGGTCGCGCCGCCGCTGAGGTCTTCGGCTTCCAGTACCAGTCAAGTATTTCACTGGTTGCCATGTCGCGCTTCTCGGCTTCCGCCATTTGCGCTGCTTGGTCTTTGCAGTACCCGCATCGTCCGCCGCCAATCCCCTTGTGACACTCCCGGTGCGACGGGATTTGAATAATCGAGCGGTCCCAGTCGATCCAGCGTTTATGCATATGACAGATTTCCCCGCCACGAAGTCCAAGACGGCCGGCAACCAAGCAGACAAACCGACATTCCAGCCGCATCTTCTCGTCAAGTAGCGTCGCTCCTTCAAGCAGCAATTGAAAGTCCCGAGCGCCAAGAGCGTCTTGGTGAGCTTTTCGCTCGGGTTCAGGAAACGGCGAAGCGCTCGTCATAGCGCTCCACGCCCTTCCGAATCGCGGTGTTGAACAGCCGATACAACTATCTGACCGCCGAGTGTAGCTTGCATCGCTCCTTTGTCCGGGGAGCGCTGGGGTCGGTGCTTCAACACCGGGCCTTTTTGCAGGCGCGCGCTCCTTAGCCGACGGTAACGCCTCTAAATTCATTAGACCTTCGCCAGCCCTATCGATGGAAGCGACGGGGTAGTGTTATCTACCGTGGGACGCAACGTGACGCATGGCGGATAAAGACCCCCTATCGCATCGATCAACGGAAAGCGCGGCCGCCGAAGCGAACGTCTTCATCGATACTTACGAGCCCGTCCTACTCCGCTATCACTATCCGGAATGGCCGGCGCTATCCGACGACGAAAAACATCGATTGTTGGAGCTTCCCGCGAACGGCGCGAAACGGACCCGCGAACAGCGCGAACAGCGCGAAGCGAGCGACGCGAAGCTGAGTAGCCAATCAACGCATAATGTAGCTACAGACGGCCTGTTCGCCGGGCTTATCGATGGTTTAGACCCGAACACAGACGGCGACGACCCGATTCAAGCGCTTGCGGTCGGCGACGACAGCAGCGACTTCAATCAGGGGGATACCTCGCTGAACAACCTTCTCGGCGACATACCGGTAACGAACGTCATACCCGAACCCGACGACGGAGAAATCCGCGGGTCGTTTTTCATCGGAACGAACGCTTTCGAGAATCAGATATTGCGCGAGTTAGGACTTCGCTCGCTATCCGGCCGACTGCAAAATCATGCACCAATCGAACCTGAGATAGACAAACAAAGCGGAGAAAAGGCCGCGACCATTGCGGTCATTATCGGGTTCGGTCCCGGACCGGGTTGATCGACGTAGTATCCGCGTTTCGCACGGTAGTTATATTAGACGCGAAACGGTACGGGGACTCATGACTGATTTAGCAATTCCGACGCTGGATGCTACCGTTCGGTCGCTCGTTACGGCTCAGCTAAACCGGTTCGGCGCGGGAACGGACGGATGGGTACAGCCCGCTTCAAGCGCGTTTCTCGCCGATCGGTATGCGGAAATCGATCAAAGCAACGTTCCGCTCGGTGGCTTCGAGTATCTGCCGGGCGAATCGGGTGGCGGGTCCGCCGACTTCAATCACGGCGAAGCGGTGGTTTCCGGTGCGTGGGTCGCCCGCGACGAGACGACGACGATAAGCCTACCTACCGGAGGAACGACCACGATTTACGCCGGTTACGATGTGAGCGAGACGAACACCGTAATCCTTGGGAAAAGCGGCGCGTTCGTTCCCGACGACCCACGCATCCCGGTATGGGAACTAACGACCGACGGAAGCGACGCAATAACCGATCAAACGGACTTGCGCCGAACCTCCTATGAGATAGACGCCATAGCGAGCAAATACGATAGCACGGCAAGCGGCGTCGTAGACGACGCCGAAGACGCCCAAGAACTCGGCAGCGAGCCACCGGGCGCTTGGATGCGCGCGGATACCAGCGACGAGTTCGAAGCCGTTCCAGCCTTCGGCGCTCAAAACACACCACAAAGAGCGCCGGGGACGGGTGACGGCGAAGTATGGCGGGCTGCCGGACTAAATGGTGATAGTACCTTGGGAGTTCAAGGCGGGTTTGGCCGCGTCGCGTGGACGTGGAATTGTTACTATGATAATGATTCGAATGATTGGCGGTATGAAATGGGCAACGAACCGGCGAGCATGATCTTAATGAATGGTGACGAAATGGTATTACGCACATCTCACGGTGGAAATATCGATGAAGCTATCTCATTTGATGTTACGCGGGTCAAAAATGGTTCTATCGATAGTGCGGACTATGCTGACGACGCCGACACGGTGGACAACAAGGATGCTTCCGACTTCGTTTTAGACCAGTCGCCAATTGAAGGATTGGACATTGGGAGCGACGCAAATCGGTCCGACGGTTTTTTCTCGGTCTTATCGGCAGGCAAATCGACTGAGTTCGCGAGTTATCAGACAAAAGCCGACGTTCCCAACATTCCAACGGGAGCGGTTGTCTATGTCACGGAAGAACAACAGTTCTATTTTGAGAACGGCGAATGAAATCGGGCAACGAGTCAGTTCAGCCTGTCGGGCGCGAATATAATATAAAACCCGGCATTTCTACTAGTGTCTGCATAATCCATCGTAAAGGACGAGTTATATTTGATAGGGCCACGGAAACTTGTACCGACACTCTGGAATTCAGTTTCGTTCATATATTGTGAACCATCTACGTCTAAACGGAAACTTTCGACAAATCTATCGTCTGTTGGCGTGTGTCCGATTTTCTTTATAACACCGGAACCGCTTTCGCTAAAAGTGCCATTCGGACCATTTGTGTCATGATCTCCATACATATCCACGTTCAGATCGGCCACCCCTCCGGAGGAACCCACCGGTTCTAATGCCATATTGTCTAATCAATAGCGGCGGCCAAAGAGCTTTCGATAAAAGACCCACCGAGACTCAAACCCCGATCCGCCGCCCGATCCGAACCGCACCGAAGCCCAACACTATCATGACGTAGCCGGCGGCGACGACCGGCGCGGTTTGTAGGAGCGAAACGAACACATCGTAGCCGACGACCGCGACGCCGAGAACCAGCGCCGCCCGGCCGAAGACAACCAGCATATCGCTCAGGCCGCGTGCGGACGCTGGCTCGGTTTCGTCGCCCGTAGAGGGGGACACGTCGCCCCAATCGTTCGGCGGCGCACGAGCGTCGTCTGAGCCCGCATATTCATCCGATTGGTCTTCATCGTCGTTCAACTTCTTCCGGATTGCCTCGGCGATAAAACTGCCTTCATCCATCGGTATCTTCTCTCGCCCAATCAGTATCAACCTTGTCCGCGTCGTCTTCGTTCTCGCTTTCTCCGCTCCCGTCGTCTTCCTCCCGCGAACCCATGCCGACGAGAACGACCGATAGGAGCAGTCCGGCGAACGCAAACGCCAGAATATCGGGCAATCCAATCATGCGGACGAACGCAAGCAGACCCGCCCCGATAGACAGGACGAAAATCAACCATCCGGCGAGTTCGATAGCGTATTTGACTGAGTTCATAGTTACTCGTCGCCTTCGCTGTTCTCGGCGTCCTGCTGTTCGTCCGCCTCGCCGTCGTCGCTCACACCGTCGTCGGATAGGATGACCAGCGGCGCGGAAGGAGCCTTTTCTTTGATCGATCGCGCGGCGTTTCGAGCACCGTATTTGGACGCATAGCCCTCGCCGCTATCGGCGATTATCTCACCGTTCCCCGCGACCAATCGCCAGCGCCATTCGCCGCCGCTATCTTCGTATAGTTCAAATTCGCTATTCCGTCCGTCTTCGCCGTCCGCACCGTTCGCGTCGTCCGGGACGTAATAGCTCACAGCCGGTTAGCCCCGCTTGCTTTGGCGGTATCGGTTTCGTCTTCGGCGTCGTCGCCCAATCCACGCCAGATGTAGGCGCACGTCCCGCAAACGCCAGCGTCATCGGCGTCTTGAGGGGTATCGCCGACTGGTTCGTGAACCTCCACGAACGGCCCCGACGACGTTCGGCCGCATAGCGATTCGACAGGACTATCAGCCCGTCCTTCGCCGCCGTTCTCGCTTTCTACGGCGTCGTCGCGGTAGTAATGCGACTGGTACGGGTCGGTCGGTTCGGTCGTGAACATGGTCCGTCATACGGACCGATTCGGTAAATAGATACCGGCAGTACCCAGCCCGACGGACTCCGATAGCGACGAACCCGAATTAGGAGCGGCGTAGCCGCTCCTAATTCGGGCCGGCGAGTTCGAAGGTTTCCCCGGCGCTATCGCTATGGTTTCGCGTCTTGTCCGCAAAAAGGCGCGAAGTTCGCGCGAAGCTTCGCGTTAACCGTCGTCTTCGACCCAATCGGCGAGTTCTTCGGCCGCGACTTCTTCGTCTGCCTGAGCGTCGCTACCATCGCTGTCGGGGACCCTTTCAGCAACGCCGTTTTCCACGATGTGTTCGGCTTCATCGTAGCGAATGTATATCTTCCCCAAGACGCAATGGGCCGGAACGGTAGCGTCAGACGGGGGCTGATAGAGGTCATGCGATTCAGCGAGCCGTTCGATCGCCTCCCGACCCTCGTAATCGTTGATAACTACGTCTAATTCAGCCCGAACGATATATTCAGCTTCGTGTTCTAAGGTAATCGATTCGACCCCGACCGACGGGGGTAGCGATTTGATTATCTCAGTGAACGCCAGCATGAAGACGGGCTGAACGCCTTTGCACAACCGGTTCGTTTCCCGGCCGAACTCGTCTCTCATGCTCCACGCCCCTGTTCGCAAGGATTGCATAGCCGTCGAACCTCGCCGGTTTCGACGTTTTCGTATTTAATCACGTCTTCGCCACTACCGCACTCGCATTGGCCGGCGAAACTAACCGCCTTCCAGTTCGTCATGTTTGCACATCAACTCCCGTTCCGCAATCCGGGCAATCCCCCGTCTTCATCGCTTCATCGAGGTTTTCGTCAACCAGCGTTTTCTCGCAGGTCGGGCAATAGAGGGATATGCGGGTCATGCTTCGCTCCCGTCGTAGAACTCGCCCGCTACGTCGGTCGGTTCCTCTCGGGACTTCCCGACTTCGGACTTTACCGCGGCAGCGAGCGCCGGGTTCAGGCCCTTAATATCGGCGAGTTCGTCCTGAGTTGCGTCGCGTAGGTCTTCTATCGAACGGATACCAGCGTCGTAAAGCATGTGAGCCTTGTGCGCTGAGATACGTGGGACAGCGGTTAGTTCGTTCAGCACGCCGTCCGGCGCTTCGTCTTCGCCGCCGTGTTCGTCCGACAATTCGAGCGGGACGAACGCATTACGTTCGTCTTCGCTCATGGATTCGATCGCCTCGTTCACGCGAACGCGCCCTTCGACGGAGATAGCCCCGGCCCACCGTTCGTCGGCGTCGTCGGGCGCGTCACGGCGCGTCATGAGTCCCTTCCGGTAGGCAGACCCTCCCGACCACATGCGATACGTCGCCAGCCGGTCGGTAAGCGGCGTGCGCTCGGCTACGTCGGTCGCGGTGTAGTGCTCGGCGTAGGGCTGGCGCGCAAGCCATTCCAGAAACTTGAACAGCTTCGTATCCGCGGGGAGTTCGTCGGCGAGGGACATATTCGGAGTCCTGCTGAACTCCGTTTTATCCAGCGGTTCGGAAGGCAGGCGCTCGATTGCCGGATGAACGTCGTCACTGTCGTTAGCGTCGCGTTCGTCCTGTTCGCTCCCGTCGGACGGGATAGCTTCGGGGTTCGGCTTTTCGTCGGTATCAGCGTCCGTCTGAGCGCCGTTCTCGTCGCCGTCGGCTTCGTCGGGCTGGTCGATAAAGCTCAGTTCGATACTCGATTGATTGCCCGGCGGTTCGTCGCGCTTGGCTACGTCGGTTTCGTCGTCGGTGTCGTGCGCGCCCGCGCGTGGGGCTGAGTCGTCGCCCGAACCGTCGCCGTCGTCGGGTTCGGGAACGTCCATACCCACGCCGCCCGCGAAGCCTTCGGGGTCGTTTTCGTCGTCTTCGTCCCTGATTAACTCGTCCGGAGTACCGCCGCTTCCCATCATGACTTCCCGCATTTCATCGAAGAACCCTTTCGCAACTTCCTCGCCGTCCGCTCGAAGGTTCTCGGCGTCGCCGTCGATCAACCCCTCCATATCGTCCGGGGCGAACGGTTCGCCGTCTACGTCGGTGGGTTCGTCTTCGTCGTCGCCGTCGAAGCGCTCGGCGATAGCGTCCACTTCGTCGGGGGTAAGCGGTCGCTCCACCTTTTCGGCGTACTTTAGCGTCGCTGCCATGCGCTTCGCTCCCGTGCTCGGCGACGACGCCATTGCAGGTATCATATCAGCGAGCGCTTTCGGGATGTACGACGGCCCCTTCTCGTCTAACCAGCCGCGGAAGTCCCGCGAACAGTCCGCGCAAAGGCTAAACGCTTCGCCCGCGGGTTCGGCAATCTGAACGCCGCCTTCGCTCAGACCTTCGCGCTCGATTTCACCTGTCACGACCTCATACGGTCCCGTCGAAACCCCGGAACCGCAACGGGCGCACGTTTCTCCGTCCGTACCGTCGATTTTTCCTTTCATTGGCTTCCCTCGTTCGCATCCGCGTTCGCATCGTATTCGTCGCACCTTGGTTCGTGGCTCGCTCGTTGATCCTCGATTAAGAAGCCACGCCCGCACCCGCGGCAGGTCGGCAGCGTAACCGAGGGGTCGGGTTCCTGTTCAAGCTGCTCGGTCGCGTCCGGCTTCCGATCGGTGCTCATTTCTTATCACCATTGACCGTTGCGAGGCATGGCCCGCAAAGCTGAACCTGTACCCCGTTCGCGCGGTCGCGGACAAGGTAGTACGCCGTGCGGCCTTCGTTACAACCTTCGCAAAAGCCATACTGTTCGTCCGCGTCGTCGGGCGCGTCGCGGTCGGGATTCATGCAATCACCTCGTTACCGCTGCCGTTCTCGTCGCCGGATTCGTCGCTGCTCGATTCGTCGGTTTCTTCGCCGTCGTCGGCGTTCTCGCTGGCTTCCTGAAACATCGATCGTAGACGGTTCTGAATCGAGCCGTATTCTTCGACGGCTTCGCGCGTCGTTTCGCGCCGATTGTTCAGCGTTTCGCGCGTTTCCTTCGCTTCCAAGCGCGATTGCTCAGCAAGACCGGCGCGCGCCGCATCCAGCGCGTTGTTCTCGGCGACTCCCGGCGTGCTCAGGATTTCATTCGCGGTCGCAACATGGCCGCGAATCGCTTGACCGTCGGTCTTGCTGGTAAAGCCGTCTGCGAGCGTTACCGACAGCGCGCGGTACAGTTCCCATGCCGACAGCGTAGCGTTCGCGGTTGACCGTCTGCCGGACGGCAGACGGTCGCTGTCCACCGCGTCGCTGGCGACGGAGTTCGGGATACCGTTCGCCTCGTAAAACTCGATAGGCGAGTACGGCAGGTCCCCGAACGGTATTTTGTACTGCTGAGCCTCGCTGATAACCCGGAACAGCGTTTCGGAAACCGTATCGAGACTGTCGATTATCTCACTGTACCAGATGGCCGTTTCGCTGGCGCTATCGCCGGATTCTTCGTCGGCGCTCTTTCTATGCCGACGGCGGCGCGCTTCGTCCAAATGACGCATGGTCGCGCCCGTATCCATGTCGAAGGCGATGGGCGTGGCGTACAGGGTTTGATTTCTGAAATAGTCCTTTCCCGTCGTGATACCCATGCAAAACGACGTATCCGAAGCGCCGCCGTCCCCGTCCGCGTCCGCGTCGTCGGGCATTGCGACCGAATAGGACGGGAAGAACACGTCTATATGCACTTCCCCACCGTTCTTGTATTCGCGGGCCATGCCGAACACGTCGGGAGATTCGTATTTCCCGGCGTCTTCGCGTTCGTTCAGCTTTTGCCGAGCAGTAGCGAGCAACGGGCCGAACGCTTCGGTCGGCGTAACCACGTCATACGAGCGCGTCGGGACGTTCCACGCGGCGGACGCTTGCGGGCTGTCATCCAGCCCGTCGCCAAGCCATGCAGGGTTGACGACAGCGGCGTTCCGCTCGATTTCGACGTAATCGCCACGGTCTTCGTCCCAGTAGAAAACCGGGGTAGCCGTCGCCTTCGGCAGCGCACGGATTACGTCCCGGAGCGTCGTCGCGCGCTTCGTCTGTCCCCCGTCCATCATTTTCAGCGCGTCGCGGAACGGGTCGGGCATGTTCTCGGGGTCGGTGCTACTGTTCGTATCGATCCCCACGAAGGGGCGGGTTAGTTGCGCGTTCATGGCTTATCTCACTACGATTACCGCTGTTGCGAGCGCGACGACGGCCGCCGCCGCGCCGACTATCAGCCGCACGGTCGAAACTTCTCCGTCCAAGACGAACGCCGTCACGATCGAAACGGCGAGAACGTAGACGACCATCGCGGTCGCATCCCGCCGCGACCATGACGAAGCGTTCGCGGTACTGGTTTGCTGTTCAGTCATTCGGTGCTACCCTCCGGCGTGTCGTTTGGACCGAGGATTTCAGCGCCGCCGTTAGGATTCGCTACGATAATCGGGTCTACGTCGCTGCCGGCCGCGTCGCCTTCCTCGCCGGATTCGTCCGCGTCGGACTGGTCGGCTTCGGCGGCGTCGGCGGCAGCGGCGCTACCCTCGTACTCGCCTAACGTGGCTTCGGTCCGTGTTCGATCGGATACCATAGCGTTCTGATACGGGGTCCGTTCCGCTTTCGCTTCGCCAGCGCTTCGCCCGTATCGGTCCGTCATACGGACCAGTGTTACATAAATCTATTCGTTTAGATTTGGTACGACGAACCCATTGGGCTATAGCCAAACGGCCATTGCTGTATAGCAAAAAAGGCTCCCGTCGGGCGATACCAAGGATACCGATGAAAGCGACGAAAGCGACGACGGAAGCGACGAATCAGCTAATACACGCGGTCGGTCTGACGGTCGATTTGCTCACGATACATCTTGACCAGCAGTTCTGCCATGTCAGACATGCCGGCGTTCACGTAGCCGTCGGGCGCGACTTCTCCGCCGTCGCCGTTCATCGCGGGCGCGTCCCTCCCTGTCCCGAACTGCTGTTTCATCTTCCCGCTTGAGACACTGCCGACACCCATGCCGATGACGCGCGTTCCGTCCGCGCGCGCTCCTTGAACGACGTTGTTCACCTGTTCAAACTTGTTGTCGCCGGGGTATTCCCTGCTGGGAAGCGCCTTCCGCGTCGCCCCGTCGGTGATTACGATTAGCAGCTTCTCGCGTTTCTCCGAGCGCTCCATGAGTTGCAGCGTCCGAACGATACCGTAGCCCGTCGGCGTTCCGCCGGTCGAAACGATCGAATCCAGCATTTCAGGCCGGAACGATTCGTTCGGGGCGCTAATCAGCCGCGAGTACCATTGGCCGTTGTAGGCCGTGCTGTACGCGGACGCAACCAGTTCGTCGCCGGTTATATCGGTCGCAATCGACAGCGCAAGCAAGGCTGCCTTCGCCTTCGTTTCGTCCATCGAAGTGCTCATATCGATGCAAACGCCGATACAGAGGTCCCCGAACGTCTGAATCTCGCGGTTCAAGTAAACGTCCTTGTGCGAGTAATCGCCGCTCATGTGGCGGTTCACGCCGGCCATGTTCATGCGATTTCCCCGCCGGTCGGGACTGTCGCGCGGCATACTCGTTAGCTTCCGGAAGGCTTCGGCGAGTTCTTCGTCTAAGTCGCGTTCGCGGAGATAGCTTTCCACGTCTTCGTGGTGGTCGCCTTCGGGCGCGTTCATCCTTTCGTCGCGCTTTTTGAGCCGCTGAGCCATGTCGGTCTGTTCGGCGCGTTCCTGTTCGCGTAGGCGCTGAACGCGGCGCTGAGTTTCCTCGCTGGGAGTTTCGTAGCCGTCGTTCGCGTCGTACCAGTCGCCGTAATCGTCGTCTTCGTCCGCGCGCTCCATTTCACCGAGTTCGGCGGCCTGTTCGTCGGTAAAGTCGCCGGGTTGATCGGCTTCGCTTTGATCGTGGAAGCCTTCGGAAGTCCTGCCGGCGGGTTCGGTATCGTCTTGGCCGCCGTCCCCATCCGCGTCCGCGTCGTCGCTGCTGTTGCCTTCGTTCTCGGCGTTCTCGCCTATGGAGTTCTCCGCGTCGCCGTCGGCAGTGGTATCCCCTTCGCTGTCGGCGTCGTCGCTCGTATCGTCGCTCAGGCCGTTCTCGGCGTCCGGCTGTCCGTCCGCTTCGTCGCCGTCGCCCGCTTCGCTACCAGCGTCCGCCTGAGCATCGTTCTCGTCGCCGTCCGCGTCGTCGGACCGGTCGTATTCCTCGAAGTCCTTGGTCGAATCGCCGTTTTCGTCTACGCACGCTTTCGGGTCTTTGTACGACACGGGGACAGGATCGCCGTCTTCGGGGTCGCCTTCCTCCGCTGGCTTCGTGTCGATTTCATCCAGCAGTTCCGAATCGCTCGGGAGGTCTACCGAATCGAGGATTATCTTCATCGCGTCATGCGCGTAGCCGTAGCGCTCGGTCGCGTCGTCTGTATGACGGACCTCTTTCAGCAGCCGACGGAGTTCCGCGAGTGCAACCCGAACGTCGTCGCTCACCGATTCGTCGGTTACGTCCTTCGCGTAGCCGGCGAACGATATTTGCAAGAAGCCTTCAACGATTTGCTCAGCGTCGTTGGCTTTCGAGGTGAGCGGCGGCCGCCTATGGCCGTTACTCATGATGGTCTTCGCGGCGAACGCTTGCGAGCGACGAAGCCCGGCGTAGCGCTTCCCGCGTTTGAAGTCGATATACGCATCTTCGACGATATTAAACACGACGCCCGCCAGTTCCGTATTTCCGGGGTATAAGCGGGCGAAGCGGGCTTTATCGCTCAGGTCCGTCTGTCGGTAGTGTTCGACTTCGTGCGAAAGCGTATCGGTTAGGATACGAAGCTGATTCGCGTCCGAAAGGTTGCGGCCGAACACCTCTTTGATGTTGACGCCAATCGTTATTTCAGCGTCGTCTACCGGTGGTTTATTGGGGCGCTCGATTATGCCCGGATCAACGGGCTGGATGTATGAGCCGTCCGTACCGAGTTCGACCGGTATGGCCCTTCTCTTGTTGTAGGTGCGCGTTAGCGACTGTAGCAACCGCCGTAGTGGTTCGCTGTCTTCGTTCATGGCTGGCTTAGGTAGCAGCGTTCGTTTGCTGCTTATCGTCCGTATGACGCGCCGGACCATAAGCGTTTCGCGTCGCTTCGCGCGAACAATGCGAATGGTGCGAAAGCAGGCGCGAATCCGAACCCCATCGTTTCCTGTGGACGAAGAACCGGACGCTATCAACTGTGGGGCTGTCGGATGTGTGACTCGACAGTCCCGACGATGGTAGACGGCGACAGCTATCTCTCAGCAGTAGGAAGCGGGCGGGAGAAACGTTGAATAAAGCGTATGCCGGTTTATCGACGCCTACGTAGCCGTCCCGTCCGAATGAACTTCGTCGCGCGCTTCGACGTAGCCCTTGCAGTCGGGACATTCGCGCAACCCGGACGCTTCGGTCGGGGCGTCTGCCTCTATCTCACTCCATCCGCAATCGTCACACCTGAGCACCGTCGTTTTCTCGCTTGCGCGGTCGCTCGTGTCTTCTATGTAGGCTTCCCCGTCAAACGGAGTTCCGTCGAAGCGCGTCCGAATGATTTGCAGGACTTCATCGGCCGCGGAACCGTCTTCGCCGTGCCACGGGCTGATTACGTAGTTCTTTCCCGCGCGAACGATCGGGTTCTCTATTTCAGCTTCCGCGTAGGCTTCGCTGGCGTTTGCCCAATCCAAGACCGTGCCAGTCGAAACGGATTTGCGAATATCCGAATCTTGCGGGTCCTTCGCGCGTTCCCGCACGTCGTTCGCCGCATCAACCATGTCCTGAGCAAGCTCATAGTTCGCGCCCGTCCGGTCGGCGACAAGCGCCGCTTCGCGCTCCGGATGACCGTTATCGCGGTCGCCAAGGTAGTCCAAATAGAACTTCGCGCCGTAGCGTCGCCGTTCTGCAAGGTCTAACTCTTGGGTCGCGTAGCCGGGACCCTCGTTCATCGTTGCGACGACGATAATGTTCGTCGGGTCGCCGTGGACGGTTTCGTTCCCGATTGCAGGAATGGTAACGCTACCACGGTCGTCTAACGCCGAGAACAGCGCTGCCTTCGTTTGGGCTGGCGCGCGATTCACTTCGTCTATCAGCAGGACTACCGTATCCTCTTGGCTGAATCGAAGCGCTTGCGTAACGGGGCCGGGCTGGTAGAACGAGTTAGACCCCGAGAAAACGGGCGTCCCGACAATATCAGCCGCGTGGAGGTCCGGACTCCCCTGAACCGTGATTAGCGCCCAATCATTGCGCGCGGCGATATGCCGGGCGAGGTGCGTCTTCCCCGTCCCGGTATCGCCGGAAACGAGCGCGCGGACAGGCTTTCCCGTCCGCTCACGAAGGTCTATCTCCGCGTTTAGTTCACGTAGCTCACCGCCGCTCGGGACGTAATCGTGAACGTCGTCGGGAACGAATCGCTCGTACTCGTCGTTCCACACGGCGGGCATGGCCTTCTCGTCGCCCGGCTGGTTCGACGCGGGCGCGTGGCCGCCGTTATCGAGCGCTCCGCCGTCGCCGAGCGCGCCGCCAAGCGCGTCGGCGAGTTTTTCAACGTCCACGGACCCATCTTCCGACGGGTCGGCCTGAGCGTCGTTCTCGGCGCTCGTGTTGGCTTCGACTTCGGGATGGGTTTCTTTCGGACCGACGGAATACTCGTATGAGCCGCCGGAACGCTCACGCGCGACGGAGTTGTTCGGGTCTTCGGCCATTTCCTTGAGCGCCCGACCGACGTGGCGGTGGTCAAGGTCTACGAACTCGGCTATCTGCTTGGCTGTTCTCCGGTCGTCGGCTATCGCGGCTCGGACTTCGGTTTCGTTCATGGCTTAGGCAGCAGCGTTCGTTTGCTGCTTATCGGTCCGTATGACGCGCCGGAACTTATAGTTTTGCATTGTTCGCGCGAAACGGTGCAAATCAGGATACGCGGCGGGGTTCTTTGGTGGCTGAGCGGTGGTTTTTGGTCCGTCATACGCACCGATAGGACTAAGATGCGGGCCGCTGTTCGTATGAACCAGCCACCGTGAAACACAACGGAACGGGGAACGCGAATGGTTCCCCGCCGACAAGCACACGACGCGCAAGGACAGGGTTCGTTTCCGAACCCGATCGATAGGTGGGCTCCCGGTGGCAAAAGCCTACCGACGGCGGCGATACAGACGACGACAGACGACAAAGGAGGAACCAGAAACCATGTCAAACCGAAGACCGACGCCGAAGACTCAGACCAGCGTTACCGGACAGGATTCAAGCGAAACGAATGAGAACGATTCGGACGCGAACGACGGAGCGGGGAGCGCCGACCTGTCCGAAGCCGACCACGCGGCGCTCATGAGTCCCGGACCGATTGAGGTGCGAAGCAGGGAGCACGCCCGCATGATTCGGGCGACCGGGAACGAGGATAACCCGCGAATCGTCGGGTTGGGGAACTATCCCGACGCCATGCCGCGGGACGATGACGACAGCAGCGACGACACGAACGAAGACGACCAGTAGCCGGAACTCTTTTGAGAACGGTACGCGTCGCTATGAGTTAGCTATCGAAAACCGGACGAAGGAACGGCGTTACAGCGGAACCCTAAGCCCGTTCCCGGTCCGAAGGTAACTCAGCGTCTCGTCGGACGCTGTTCCTTCGTTCGGGTTTCGGTGGCATAAGCACATCGGAACCATGAGAGAGACACTACCCGAAGTAGAAGAAGAAAAGAGCTTCCAAGAAATTTACGAGGATTATTTGGAAGACCTTCGATCAACCAACAACCCCAAGCAGTACCTTGCTAAGGAAATGGCGAAGTTTGAGAAGTCCCGAAAGTGGGCGAACAAGAAGGTCGAACAACACACCTATGAGATCGAATTGTTGAACGAAGGCCAAACGAACACGCCGGAAGAACGCCTTACGAAAAAGAGGATGGTCGAACTCGTCGCGTTAGACCGGCTGGCGAACTCGGTAGCATCGTCCGGTTCCTTTGGAGGGTCGGTCAAATATCGTAAAGCGACCGACACGACGGAGGCCATTTTCGATACTGAGATCAACCCTACGACGGTCTACCGAGCGTTCAACTCCGTCGCGGAGAAACACGAATCGGTGACGGTGGGGACAAACAAGAACGGCGATAGATGCCTGCGAGTGTCAAAAGAAGGGATGGAACAAGCCGCACGGAACGAGGTGGCGGCTTTCCGCGACGAGTACCTGAAAGAGTAGCGGATGAAGTAGCGGATGTAAACGGCCCCCCACCCCGTTACAACTGATAATAACGGCCATGAGGGGAGGGGCCGTTCAACGAAGGGTTTTTACTGTTAGGCAGTCCACGGATAGACACGAACCCGCAAGACCGCACACACTTACCTTACTAAATAAAGGGTTCGTTAGCGGTGGGTAGACTGCCTGTGCTTACTGTGCGATGGTCAGTTTAGTGTGGTAGTGCCGCTCCACCCGTTATTATCAGTTGTAACGGCCAAAATCTGAGCAGCCGTTAGAACCGCTCTCGCGGCAATCTTACTTGTCGGGAATGGCTGTTCCCATCCCATCGTTTCGGGTGGAGATGAACCGTTCTACGGGCAACCCTGCTCGTCGGGGAATAGGTGCTCCTCGGTTGACTGCTCCTGACTCCAATCCATCAACTCTACTTTTCCGCTCCCTCCGCGGCTGACGAAGACATTCCTCGGTCCGTGACTCCTATTCTTCACCCGCTCAATCACACTTTCTTTTACCTCTTTCCTGTCGTAATCGTAACGTTCCATGATGCGATTGACAAGTTCGTTAGTTTCGACGTGGCAAACGCATAGATTATGTCTGTCAAAATTCTCCTCGACTATCTCAGATACGACTATATCCATTTCAACACGGTCAACACGTTCTGGTTCTGCTTGGGCGTTTCCCATGGTGTGTCATACGGACCGATGGGTTGTATAACCACCGGCTAACCCCTTCCTCCCGGTAGTTATATCCCCAATCGGTCCGTCATACGGACCACACGAGTATGCCTGAACAGCAAAATGAGATACCCGAGTTCGTGAACCAATTCTTCGGGTTCGTGGAGCGAATCGAAGGGCTCGAAAGCGTTTCAGCGACCGACGAAGCGAAGATACTCGGCGACCGCGATAATCCCCAAGCGGGGCGCGTCATGATCGATTTGGATGCTCCCAGCATCCCCGCGGCGGTATGGGACGCTCTTGAGGAATACGACGGGAAGATAGCCGACGCGAACGCCTTCGGTTCCGTCCTGTCCGTGACGGCTCGTGTTCCCGCGGACGCCCACGCGAACGATACTGATAGCAGTCCCGAAGACGACCAGCCCGACGAACCGGCGGAACCCGAATCCGACCCAAATTCGACCCAACTCAAGGGCTCACCCAAGCTGCAACCGGTCCCGAAGTTAGCTCCGTTTGAGCGAATCAACGTCCGAAGCGTCTACCTGTCCGGCAATAGCCCGGTTATGACGCTGGATAAAGACCTGCTGCGAGCGAGCGGGCTATCGCTCGGCGACGAAGTTAGCCAATACGCAACCGACGGCCGGGTACTGCTCCTTCGAGGCGATAAGGACCCTTACGAAAACGACGGTAGCGAGAACGAAACGAACAGCGAAACAGAGGGAACCCAGTCATGAGCGACAAGATCAACGACGACGCTAACCCCATGATCCAATGCAACGTTTGCTCGTTAGAACAGCCGATTGCGGAGGTCCCGGAAGACGAAACGGTATCGCTATGCGATTACCACCAAGCGAGGGTAGAATATGCCTTCTCGAAAATGGCCGACGCGATGAATGAAATAACGGGGGATTTGGATCTATGAACGACGTTCTGACCGCCTTCCCGTTGAACACCGCCGCGACCGGCGAACCGGTCATTCCCGAGTTCCCGCTTTCGGAACTGCTGGATTCGATCGATACGGCGGATATAGAGTATGAACGAATCGAAACGCACGTCGTGAACAACGAAACGCCCGGTGAGCGCAAGCGGTCGTATCTGGTTCAAAAACTCGGTATCGATACGACTGATTACGAGAACCCAAACGACGTATTCCCGATTCGCGGCTGTTCCTGCAAGGGATTTCAGTACAACCAGCTTCCCAAGCCGGAAGAAATCGAAAGCGCTCCGATGTTCGGGCTGAACAACGACGTGGGCGCTTGCAAGCACATCAAAGCGGTCTTGAAGGCCGACCGAACGAGCGAACTCACCGACGACGGCCAAAGCGGGATGGACGGGTTTGAATGACTGAAATCAGCGCCTTCGGCTACAGCACGCCGCCGGCAGCGCTCGGTGCAATCGCGTTCTTCGTCGGTCTGTTCTGGTTGATCCTGTCGTATGAGGAATACTACATCGATCAACCCGGTCCGGGGCTTACGATACAACGGAGTCACCGCTGGCGCGTTTCGACTGCTGCTATTGCAACGACGCTGTTCGGCGCGGCGGTCGTCGCATTTGAACTGATAGCCACGGTGGTTTGATGACCGAGAACGACACCGACGACAGCCCAAGCGAAGCCGACGAGAACGACGAAGACGAGTTTATCGTGACAACGCAAATCCGACGGAACGTAGACGTAGAAGTGACCGCGGAATCTCCCGAGGAAGCCCATGAACGCGCCATAGAAAGCGCTCAAGAGGTGGCTCCCGCGGGCTTTACCGTTAGTCCCATCATAGTCGAATACGCCGACGGGAACAACTCGAAACGAATCATGGAGGACGTGAAACGCTCGGTCGTCGGAACAGACGACGAACCGGTAGATTCGGTGCAACGTCGGCTCGAAGACGACACGGACGAAACGAACGAAGCCGAAGCGGACGAGTAAAGTGCCATGTCACGCACCCACTCCTTAGAGTTCGACCGGCTGGATAGCGCGAACGAAGCGCGAAAAGTCGCGGGTCCGTGGCTGGCTGAATCCGACGACCGACGCCGAACCAAAATCGAGGTCAAAACGACGGTCCCGCCGGATGTTCTCGGCTTGCTCGAATGGCGCGAATACCGATCGACTCCCAGCCGACGCTTCGGCCAAGCTCCACTAACGAGCGCCGAGCGCTACCATATCAGGCTACCTGAAACCGACGCTGGCGGCGCGAACGTCTTCCATGCGAGAAGCTGCAAAGCGATAGCCGAGAAAATGGAGGTATCTGACTGGGTTGCGCACTACGATCGGACGCTAACCGTGGACGAACACTTTGATGTTTACGAGCGCGTCCGAACAGACGTTCCCCGGTCGGTGGTTCCCTCCTATATGCGCGGAAAGGCTTAATCCTCCACGCGCTGTAAGACGAACTGGGAAGGACCGGGGCATGAGACAAAAACCCCGTTTCTGAGAAACAACAATCCTGAGCGGCGCGTATCCGTGTAGCGTAGTCCGCGGGATTCATATATCTACGCTCGATAGGTACAACCGTCCCTTAGATGGGACGGCTTAGGTAGCGTGTTCGACGGACTCCCTTCGGGGGGTCCGTTCCGCTATAATCCATTCATGAGCGACCAGCACGCCGTCTGCCGTCCATCGTTCGTCGGGACGCCGATACTCTTATGCTAACGCCGTCCGACCCAATAGCTGCAAACGGTGCTTTCTGGTCGCCGTTCGCTACTGCTCCCCCATCGTAATCGGGTCGCGTCGTTTCGTGGGCGACGAAGCGGTTGAATCGCGGCTTTTCTCCGCGATAGTCCGTGTTCGGCCCGATTCTTCAAACGCTCCGATAAGCTGCTTCCGTCTTCGATTCAGCTTCCCGTTACCCCTATCAGCACGCGGTCCGTCTTACTCGTATGGCGACTGCAAACACGGACGGACCGGACGAACAGCCTACGTCGAACGGCTACCGGGGCGAGTTCGATGTTCCTGATTACGTTCCCTCCGATTACGACGGACCTGTAGCGCGGGAGGATAGCCGTGGCGATGTTCGCCGTCTTTGCTTGGTCGAAACGAACGGAACGGGGAAACCGTGTTCCAACTACATGGATACCTGCCGTTTCCACGACCATACTCTCGGAGAACTCAAACCAGCCGATGAACGCCCCGACCGGGACAATGGAGCACCGCTAAAACTCGTAACGAACGACAAAAACGAGAAAACAGCAATCGAAGGAGCGAAAGACGGTCTTCGACTCCGCGACATATCGGCCCTTTTGTCAACCACTCGCTACACACTCATGGACGCTATCGACCGAGGAAAGGCGGTTCATGACGTACCTGATTCAGAACTATCCGACAAAGAACTCAGGTTCAAGTCTTTTTTCAACCGCTTCAAGCGCGCGTGGGGCGTCGGGACCGAACGGCTGGTAAAAGGTGCGCTCCACGACGACGACGTAGATACCCAAGCCGCGACGTTCATGTTGGAGCGGTCGCGCGACTTCATCAAAACCGAGAGACACGAAGTCGATCAAACGGTACGCGAAGCCGACGACGAGAACGAGGGCTACGAAGTCGTGGACGATGAAGGCCGCCGCGCGCACCCCGATCGGTCCCGAGAAGCGCGTCGCAAGCGCAACCAGCAAGCTCAGCAGGAAAGACAAGCCGAAAGCGACGACGAGAACGCTCCCATCCCCGTCGAATCGCAAACGATCGATAACTCCGGAGCGGGCGACGCGAACGATGCGAATGACGCGAAACAGACGACCGAAGAACGCGAACAGCGCGAATCGAGCGAGAAAAACAACCCGCCAAGCGAGAACCAGCCGCTAACGGGTCGGGTTCCCGACGACGATGGGGCCGACCAGTGAGCGACGTTCCGGACGAACCACGCGACCACCATTCAAGGAAAGTTGCGCTTGGCGCTAAGGTAGGCGACGCTGATATAGAAGAACTCCGGAAAACGGGGGAGATAAAGTTCGTCATGAAGTCCGAAGCCGGCCGCGAATACGAGGTTAAGCTGTTCTACGACGAAAACGACGATGACGGCGGCCACAGAATCAGTACGACGCTGGTGTGACGCCGCTACCCGTCTGACCCGTCGCTACTGTCGCTATTCGGCTGTTCGTATCCTGCTTTCTCGTCCCTGCTGTTCAGTTCTTCAACCAAGCGCTCCGGTTCAACTCCTAACCTGTCGGCCGCGTCCTGAATCACACGGTACTCGGTCGAACGCGGCGACTGCTCCCATCGAACCGTATTCCGGCCGCGGAGAACGCGCGTCTTGACGGTAAGACGGTCGTGAACCCGGTCTAATCGCTCCGCAAGCGTCCGTCCGGAGCCGTCGTTATCTCCCGAGCCGTCGGCAGCGATCGAACTGAGGTATTTATCGAGCGCCGCGAACAGTTCCGCGTGCTTGCGCTCGGCTTCATCGCGGGCTTGCTCGTATTCTCCCCGTTTGATGCGGACTGTCTCTAACAGCGCGTCGGGATTCGATTCGTCTAAACTCATACGTCGGTCTAATGCAGCGCCGAGAAGTAAATGGTTCGACCGACTGAATACAGCCGTGTAACGAAACCGTTACACTTATGATGTCGGGGCGTGTTGCGTTAGGTATGGCACGAACGCCTACCCAAGCCGACGACGCGGCCGACGACGCACAGACCGAAGAAATCGACCCCGACAAGACCTTCGACCTCGTTGCGGACAAATGGCTGTCATGGAAGGCCATTAGCCGTCATCCGAACAAGAAAGCCTGCAAGCCGTGGGCTCAGGAAATCACGGGGACGCACGAGAAGTACAACGTTGATGGGGAATGGCTCGACAAGAAGATCATCGACGGCGGGGTCAAATTCGACGTTTCCGGGCTCCACCGTGGGAACATCGTCAAGGTGTCCGGAGCGTCGCACAACAACCGCAAGCACGCCTACTGGCGCGTCGAAGAAGTCAACGGCGAGTTCGCGGTTTCGCGGATGGACGAATCGGACGTTATCGAGGAAATGACGGAGCGAGAGAACGACGACAACACGGAACTCCGGCAGGAAGTCCGCCGGCTGGCGGACGAGTGCGACGACCGGAACGCGCTGCAAGGAGCGCTTCGAGCGCTCAAGAACGACGAGTAGCCCGGTACTTTTACTTTTGGTCGGTCCGTCATACGGACCGCATGACGCGCTACAAGACCGAAGCTACGGTATCGCTTGAGTTCAGTTCCGGAAAGAGCGACGCGAAGCGACGGCATGAAACCATAGTTTACGAACTCGCTGAACTCGTTCGGGGATGCGAAAACGTGGAGATAGACGCGACGACCGTAGCCGTGAAAGACAGTAAGCCGGACATAGGAACGACGCACTACGAAGGGCCGGGCGTAGGCGAAGGGTAAGCACCGATCGAACGCGGAACGCCGTCACGCGTCGATACGCTCTTTTCTGGGGAACGTCTATGACCAGCAACCATGCCTAAACAGGTTCGGCGGAAGTGGACTCCCCACGCCGGACAGCTACCGATCATTCAATCTGCCGCTCGCTTTCGCGTCTGTCCGTGCGGTCGGCGCTTCGGCAAAACTGAAATGGCTCAGTATGAGACGGCCGACTTCGCTCTTGAACAGCCGGGAGCGCTGGTTTGGTGGATTTCTCCCAGCTACGACGACGCGAACGAACTGGGATACCTCCCGATCAAACGAATCTTGGAGTCGATCGACATGGTTGCGGATTTCCGACGACAGAAACCTCGCCATATCGAACTGCCGAACGGGTCGCGCATATCCTTCCGGTCGGCCGACCGCCCCGAATCGCTACAGGGGCGTGGAGTCGATTTCATAACGGTAGATGAAGCGGGCGACGTTTCGGGAGAAACCTACCGCGCGGACATTCGGCCGTCGATTACGGATACCGGCGGCGACGTTCTGTTAATCGGTACTCCTACGGGCCGCAACTACTTTCAAGACCTCGCCGAGCGAGGCAAAGACGGGGCGAATCCGAATATCGAGACGTTTCAGCGAACCTCGTACCAGAACCCGCACGTCCCTGATTATGAGATAGACGCCGCGCGCGACGAACTGCCGGAGCGCGTCTTTGAACGCGAATACCTCGCTAAATTCGCGGAAGCCGAAGGCGCGGTCTTCCCCGGCGTTTGGGACCGGAATTGCGTTACCTACGATCTATCGAGTTATCAGGGAACCAGCCCCTACTACACGGGAGTCGATTTAGGCCGACAGAAAAACTTTAGCGCTATCTCCGTTCTGGATTCGACCGGGAAGCTGGCGCACTTCGATCGGATTCGTCGGGTATCATGGCAGTTAATCGAAAACCGGGTAAAGCGCGTCGGCACCAACTACGGTCCGTCCTTCATTCGTATGGATGCGTCGCGGGATAACCAGATAATCGAGAACATCGATTCTGCTGTTCGCTCCGCGACCGTGGAATACGTCAAATTCGGCGGCGGGAAGACGAAGAACAACCTAATCGAGAACCTGAGCGCGCGGCTTGAACTCGGCGACATACAGCTACCGGACTCAGGGGAAGAACTCGATATTATCCTACGCGAACTTGAAGCGTATCAGTATGACACGACGAAAGCAGGAAACGTCAGATACGGCCCGCCGAGCGGGACGCACGACGACGCGGTAGACTCACTGGCGCTGGCTGCTAAGCCAGCCGAGAACGTAGAGAACTCGGGAACGTGGGGGCGTTCAGCTGGTCGCTCGGCAGCAGGAAACAACCGTAGCGGGACGTTCTGAACAGGACTGTCGAACGTCGGTAAGACGCAAAATCCCGACACATTTATCACACTACAGGCACGTCTTGCAGGTATGGCAACAAACGGGTCGCCATACTGCCGACGGTGCGGGACGCGAACCGAGTTAGCTATCGGCTCGTCGCCCGGCGAACTCACAGGATACGCCTGTCCAAATCCCGATTGCAGCGGCGAGTGGTAGGCGGGCTTTCCTCTTTTCTGGGTAGCTGAGTAGCTGCTTGCGCCCGCTCCATACCGTAACGATAGTGTTACAAAGGTTTATCAGTCGGCGGTCTGTATGACGGACCATGGCACGAACGCCTACCGAAGCCGACGACGCGGACGAAGCAGACGAACAGACCGACGCGACCGGATGGGAGTGTTCGGAATGTGGCGGCGTGCTCGCTAAGGACGCCGATGAATGTCCCGATTGCGGGGCGAATCCCATGACGCGCTCCACGGCGGACGGGATAGCGGCGTTTGGCGTCGCTATATCCTGCACCATCGTTCTCGCCCCGATCGGTATTCCCCTTGCGCTGATTGGGTTTTTCGCCCGTTTCGGTCTACCGAAGCGGCTGGCGGTCGAATCCTCCGGCGACGCCGCGACGGGAGCAAAGCAATGAGCGACGACCTCAAGCGCATCCCGACCGACCCCGAAGTTTTCGAGGAAATGAACCAACTCAAGACGGAACTGAGTATGCAATGGGACGGTCTGTTCACGTATCTCCTAAAGATAGAAAGGGAGGAACAGGTGAGCGAGGCCGCCGACCGATTAGAACGCCAAGCTGAGCGAATCGAAGACGCCGCCTACCGATTGGAGCGAGAACAATGAACGGCTACGTTTATCGCTGGTATTGCGGCGCTTGCAGCGAATCGAGCGACTGGTTCGATTCGCCAGCCGAAGCCACGCGCGAACGAAACGAACACGAACTAACTCATGCCGAGAAGTTCACTACGCCGGTCGTGGAGAATCCACGCATCCAGCGCTATCCGGAAGGCGAAGCGCCGGATTACGAGGGGACGGCATGAGCGGAAAGCAGCGAACGGAGTACGACGACCACATAGACGATGGGATTGAAAAACTCATATCTGAGAACGATGCGCACGCGGTTCTCACCGGTTCTCTCGCGGACGATTCAGGAATTGACGCGGAAGTAAACATGGCGACCAAGAGCGGGTTAACCGAGGAACAAGTAATGATACTGCATGGTGCTCTATTTCAGTACCATGCCGAAGCCCTATCGGATTTGACCGAAACGCCACTACCTCTAATAGTTCAAATGCTGTTAGAAGAAGCCTAACCTAACCCGGTGATAGAGCCTATCGACGGCTACTAACGAACAGTGTAACGATACCGTTACACTTATGGTGCAAGCGCTCATGGCTTTAGATATGGCACGAACGCCTACCCAAGCCGAAGCCGACGACGCACAGACCCGAACCATCCAAACCGAGCGCTACCACCGCAACGGGCCGCTTGTTCTTCGCGCTGCCGTTCCCCGGTTCGTGGAGGAGCGCGGCAAGAAGCGGATTATCGGTCATAAGAACGTGGGCGGCTGGCAGGTCATCGAACTCGCCGATGCTGCCGAAAGCGCCGACGTTGTTCGCGGCGACGTTCCCGAGGATGACGGCGACGGGGTTCCGATCATGTATATCGGCGACCCCGGCGGGAAACACTTCTACAACGGCCACAACGTCGAGAACATCGACGTGGACGTTTTGGAGTGGATTCGTGACAGCAAATACAGCCTGTACGAGAACGCCGACGGCGGGTGGCACTCGTGGAACGGGCGGCCTGAGTTCTCCGATACCCGTCTTGACCTTCGGGAAGCGTCGAAGGTTGACGTGGACGCCATGATCGCCGAACGGCGCGACTAACGCGGCGACGACCTGTTTTTCCGGTTCGATTCGCTTCCCAGCCGTGCGCTTCGCGCAAATCTCCGCAAAAACCATACCGTCGGGCCGCATTACACTCGTATGGCCGACGACAACAGCGATTCAAGAGTTGACCCCGCGGACAAGCTACGCGGCGTTCTTCGCGGCATGTTGGATAAACTGGGTCACACTTCGAGCGAAGCCGTCGAGTCGATCAACGGAGCAATCGAGGAACTGGCGGACGAACTGAACGCGGAAGCGGCGGCTATCAGTATCGAACGCGTCCCGTGCGAGGGTTGCGGTATGCCGACGCCAGCGCTTCTCGCTCCGGCTGATTACCAGCGCGACAGCTCACCTGAATCGTACTGCAAATCATGCGTGGAAGGTCATGCCGCTGCCGACGCCGGTAACGACCGCGAGAACGACGGCCACGGACCGAAGGGCATGACCGGCGGCGGCCCGGTTCCGTTCCTTGAAGTAGGCGAGAACGGCGGTGCGTCCGACGACGCCGAAGAATTACAAATCAAAAACGCCACTATCACACTCGAAAACAACATCGGTCAACTCGGGGAGCCGAGTTTCACGATCAACGGCGAGAAAACGACCAAGGAACGGGTTGAAGACCTGAAAGACCGCCTTCGTCGTCGGGGACTGGATGAATGAGCGACCCGAATCCATACGAACAGGCGACGGCGGTTCAATACGACAGTCTGCAAGATGTAATCGACGCCGATGTAGGCGACATGGCGGAAACGCTCACTCGGGTTGCGGGCCGCGTCGCGGCGGATGGAGGGGTCCCGCAAAACAGTCCCGTGGCGAACGCACGGACGAACACCACGGACCAGCCAGCGACGACGAGTGGGCCGAATCTATCCATGGGCGCGCAAATTCAGAACCAGCGGGGCGCGTCTAACTCCGTGGACTGGGGCGATATAATGGGCGGCGGGCGCTTCGACGCAGACATGATGGGGCGCTACAGCGAGCAGTACGGTGGCGACCGCGACATATACGACGCGCTCGGCTACGACCGAAACCCCGACGTAGATGCGTACAAGCAGGCATACGAACGGGAGGATATTGCCCGCCGCGTCGTAGATGCTTACCCGAATACGACATGGCGGGAACGACCTGAGATTACCGACGACGAAGGCGATGAAGAAGACGAACTAACGCCGTTTGAACAGGACATTCAAGAGCTATTCGATGAAACCCAAGCCCTCCGCCATTTGAAGGATGTAGACCGCCTATCCGGTATTGGAGAATACGGCGTTTTGGTCTACGGTTTGCATGACGACGGCGAACTGGTTGATCCTGTCGAAACGGGCGCGCTCGGTAGCGATAGCGAAAGCGGGGTCGAAGGCGTCGCTCACTTTACGGCGCTCGCTCAGGACCGGGTGGAACGCATTTTTGTCGGCGACGACCCCGACCGGGAGGATTACGCGCAACCCGTCGGCTATGAAATCGACTTTACCCCAAATGACGACGGCGAGAACGAGGTCGTTCCCCTGTCGTCGGTCGGCGCGTCCGATAATCCACAGCGCGGTAGCGACGACGTAGACAGCAGCCCAAGCGGCAGCAGGGTAAACGGCCGCGAGTTCGTTAACGCCGATAGGGTCCTGCATGTCGCCGAAGACAAGCTGGATTCAAATATCAAAGGCACGCCGCGCCTGCAACCGGTTTGGAACCGGTTCAACGACCTTTGGAAAGTCGTCGGCGCGGCGGCTGAAATGTTCTACCGCGGCGCGGATTACGGTCTACACCTGAACGCCGAAGGGGAGGTTGCGAACCCGGACGAACTGATAAACGAGGTCATGGACTATCTGCATGGCCTGCAACCCTATCTCAAAACGGAGAACATGGACGTGGAGCGGCTGGGTGGGGAAGACGTGGACCCGTCCGGCCCGATCGACTCGATTCTAAAGCTAATCTCCGGTCAGACAGGTATCCCGAAGCGAATGTTAACCGGTTCGGAACGGGGCGATTTGGCGAGTACGCAAGACAAGGCGACGTTCTACGGCCGCGTCGCCGAGAGACAGCAGCAGTATGCCGAACCCCAGATTCTTCGGGAGTTCATCGGCGACATGATTCGCTTCGGCGTGGTTCGGCTTCCCGCGGGTAGTGATTCGATCGAAGACCCAGCCAGCTATACCGCAACATGGCCGAACCTCTTTGAACTGAACGAGGTCGAACGCGCTGAGGTATCGAGCAAGCTAACCGGTGCGGCGCAATCGGCCGCGAAGACCCTCATGACGGCGGAACTGTTCACGGCCGGGGAGATACGTCAAGAGTTCTTCGGCATGAAGCCTGAAATCGGTACTGAGGTGGATGTGGAGGACGGCGGCGACGGGTCCGGAGCGCCCGACGACGGCGCTCCCGAAGACGACGCCGAACCCGGCGACCGTCCGGGTGACAGCGGCGAGACAGGGGCCGACGGCCTACCTGAGTTAGACGAAGATGACGAGAACGTAACCGGGCAATTCAGCGTTATCGGCGACGCAAGCAGCGCATACGAGCAACCCCATGAGCGCCGCTGATAGCGACGACGTTCCTCAAGTAGCGAAGGCGCTACCCCGCGACGACCCGACGAGAACGACCAAGCTACGCAAGCGGTTTGGAGCGCAAATCTACAAACGCTACAAGGCGCTCAAGGGGGCTGTCCGGCAGTATGTTTTAGCCGAGAATCGGTTTGGCATCCAAAACGCTACGGTCGCCGACGCCGTAGCGAATCGCGCGATAGCGCTGGGGTCGGCGACGGATTCGCCCCACGCGTGGGCGGGCGCGCGCGGGGACGCTCCGCTGTTCTACGCCCCGAACGCTCAGATACCGGGCATGCCCGACCCATCAAACGTGCCGAGTATCACGCCGCCAGCGTCGCCGTCATGGGACTTCCCCGAAGACAGGAAGAAAGTGCAAGCGTTCACGCAATGGTTTCGCGGCGCGCAAAACGCTATCCTCTTGGGCGGCGGTGGGGCGGGTCCGTCAGCGGGCGTCGGCTGGTCGAATGAATACGTCAGATACAGCTATTTTCGCGGATTGGACTTCGCCGAAGATGCGCTGAAATCTCAGGGGTTCGTCGGCGAGGATATTGATATAATGAACACGTTCAACATGCCGGTTCATCGTGACGCGCTCGCTCTAATCTACCAGCGTCAATATAACGGGTTGAAAGGTATCACCGATGAAGTTGACAAGCAGGTTTCTCGCGTTCTCGCGGAAGGCTTCGCGGCTGGTGAGAATCCGCGAACGATAGCGAGAACGATCAACGACAGGGTAGACAAGATAGGGGTTACTCGCGGGCGGACGCTCGCCAGAACTGAGATAATCCGGACATACAACGAAGCTACGCTGAATCGTTTCGAGCAAATCTTAGGCGGCGACGGAAGCGTTCAGCTATACGCTGAGTTCTCCACCGCCCGCGACAGCCGCGTATGCCCGATTTGCGCGGCGCTTGAGGGTACTACTTTTCGCATCAAAGACGCACATAATGTCATTCCTCAGCACCCAAATTGCAGGTGCGCGTGGGTCCCGGTTAAAGGAAATACCAGCGCTGCTGCAAGCGCCCGAAACCGTCGTATAGCTCTAAACCACCAAACTCATAGCCATAACATGAGCAATGCGGCGGTAGCCTAACGCACCGATCGATATAGAGCGAAGCTCTATGAAGACCGGGGATTACATGGCCGAAAGGTAGTTCCGACCCGGTGAGTAAACGAGGTCATGCCGCACACGATAGCGACGCGCGACGTAGGCAGCGAAACGGACCAATCCGCCGAGTACAAATTCGTCTTCGAGGGTAGCGACAAACCCGAGTTCGCAGACGTTCATAACGCGACGCCGAGCCCGAACGCTCGCATCTACCAGAACAACAAGGGTAACTGGGTGGTCGAAGACATGGTTTGGGGCGGTATCGACGCATGGGAATATACGAACAGCTACATCCGGCTTGCGTTCCGCGACCCGTCCCGGCATGAAATTCAGGTAAACGACCTTGGGTGGACTGAAACGGACGAATTTAGCGAAACAGATACCTTCGCTGGCGGGTCCGAACCCTCGAAAGATCAGAGCGATAGCGGGGGGGAAGACGACGGCAAACCTGAACCGCCGAGCGGGGAGCGGGATTCTTCGCTTCCTGCCTCGTGGCGGGACGTTAGCGGCCCTGTCGAGAACGAACGGCCGCGATACGGTAACGTCAATCGTCGCGGAACGACAGTCGATCATACGACGCATTATGTCGGATTCGGCGATTTCAGAACGGGCGACGGGTCGAAGTCTGACCCGTTCGGGACGCTCATGGACGCGCTGAACTTCATGCCCGAACAGGTGCGCCACGAGTACATCATTCAGGTTCTACCGGGTACGCATGGGGGTGAGCCGGGCAATTCCATCAATACGGACCCCCACCGCGTCGGCGGTATCAAAACGTGCCAAGCTACCATTCTCGGCGACCGCGATAATCCAGAAAATCACGTTCTCGAAGCGAACCAGTGGAACATGGAGTACATCGGCGTTCCGCTTAGCTCCAAAATCGCGGGCATGAAGGTGCGAGGAACGGTCCAATCCTACGGCGGCGGGTTCGCCGTGGAGGACTCTATAATCGTGCCTAACGGCCGCTGGGGCAACAATAGAAGCTACGCTGTCGATACCTACGGCGGGACAGTCATGATTAACCAGTCGTCTATCCGCGACGGTCAAGCGGACACGGTTTTCAATCTTACCGACGACGCCACGATTGAACTGGGTGGGAACGTCAAGATCGACGCGGATTGCCCGCTCGTGTCGGCTGGTATCGGCGGCGGGAAGCTAACCATCCATCCCGGCGCTGAAATCAACGTTCCCGTTCTGAATACCGGAGGATACGAACCGTCCGGTATCGAGGTCGTTGATATGGGCCGGCAAACGTCCGGGCTATCTCCGGGCAATCAGGTCATTCGTCACGGACCGAACGGGCGATTCTAACCAGTCGTTCAAACTTACGCTGCAAACGCCTTTTGACGGCTCGCACCACTTTTGAGACCCATCGCACGGCCACCGCGAACAGCGGCCGGAACGCGTTCAGTAGCTTCATCTTTTCCTTCTCAGATAGCTGCTGGTCGGCGGACGCCAATTGGCTGTAGAGCGCAATCTGTCGTTCTCGGTCGGGTACGGGGTCGCGCGCCGCCAAACCCGCATCCAATATCAACGAGCGTAGCGGGTCGCTGCCGTCAATAGGATCGACGCCCCGCGCGGCGATATTCTTGTAGTAGCGGATAATCTGTGCTTGCGTCGCGCCGGTTTCCTGAGCGAGTTCGCGCGAATCTTCCACGATAATGTTCATCGACCAATTAGACATGTCGGTAATGAGAAGTAGGTCGTACAATTCCCCACGAGCGAACAGGGAAACGTCGAATCTGTTCGGGTCTGCCTGTTCGTATGGGTCCTGTAACTCCGAGCGTTCCATGGCGCGTCATACGGACCGGACTGTATTAGAACCAGCGGCGACGGAGGAAACCAGAACGATCGGTCCGTATGACGGACGGTTTTGCGCGAAAGTAGC